AGTAATGCCTCGTTACCCAGTCCAATTAAATCCTCTTGCGGCACTCGGCTGTGATTCCATGCGGTTAGTTTGCGCACCGTATAGACCACAAATCGGAGATTATGCTTGACTAACTCCTCAAGGGCATCATCGTCACCTTGCGCTATACGCCTGGCTAAAGCATACTCATCCTTAGAATCAAGGACTGGTATGCCGTACAGCGACTTTAGATAGTCGGTTAAAAAGTCATTTTTGCTCACGACTCCGACTCCGATATATAAATCGTACGGTTCGGCCTAGTATATCGATACATTGTTGCGAAGCAATTAGAAAAATACCAAATAATAGCCATACTATCCCTGTCAAGGTAATTTGGGTCTCAAAGCCCCACAATGCTAAAAAAGCAATAAACGCTCCAACTACTTTCATATTAATGCCTCTCCTAATAATAACATAGCTTGATGATATTTGGATGGTTGCGGAGGTAGCTTGATCAGTTTAGCGCCATTGGTAAGGTATGGTATGGCCTCACGCTTGGACGCAAACTTGCGAATAGCGCCTCCGAACTCATCGATCAGGATGTACTTGTATACGCTCATAGGTGCTTAACTACAACGGCATCCACCTGCTTGATTTCAGTAACGGCTGAGACAATCTCGGGGTCTACCATTTCGCGCACTAGCTTGGGGTTGATCTGGGCGCGGTCGTAGTGTTGCACCTCAGCGATATAAGATGAGCCGGCATATTTGCCCACGCCACGCGCTATTAGTTCGGCCTTAATCTTGCGAGCGGTTGCCTCTAGTTCAGCAATCTGCTGATTGATTGTGCCTAATTTGTCTACGGTATCAATTAAGTTTTCTGTAAATGATGGGATGTATAAGTTCATAGTTCTTTCCTTAATTGTTTGCGTAAGTCTTTTAGGGTTAAATCATCGTCTTCGTAAAATACTGCATTAAATATCTTACGAGTCGGTACTTTTGTCAAGTGGTCACTAGCATAACCACTATTGACATAATGCTGAAATGCTCTGCATGCTAGTAAACTATACCCGCAGCGGGTATTGTTGTGGCATCCATCGCATGGTGACGGTCGTGCCATCATCTCCATTTTTCTAGCGTTATCAATGTTCATTTTTGTGTGCCTCCCTAGCGTTGTGGATCGTTAACCATAAATTAAATAACTCGGTATTGCTCAACTTCCATAAATGCTCTTGATATTCTGGAGGGGTCTTAGCCTCCAAGTATCCGAGGTCATGCCAAATTTGGTATTCCATTTCGCTCCTGGTCATCATAATCCTCCATCTAAAAATGCTCTTTGTTTAACCTCTTTTGCCAGTCGATTACGTATTGCTATGATTGAGCGCAATACCTCATCGTCTGTAAAATCGGGATCTTGGTTTGTATATAGGTCATGGTAAAAATAAAGCGCTCGCATAACGGTCACCACTTCATCGTCATTAATTTTAATCATGATGCCTCCCTAACGATTAAACGGATACGCTCGACAATCTCACTATGATGTCCGCCAATGTGCCACGTCCGCACGCTGTGCAATGGTGTGCTGTATTCCTTCCAGTCGTATATCGTGCCAATGAGATCGTCTTCAAACTTTAGATCCCATTTTGCCTGCACTTTATTGTCGAGCATATCGCCTGTGATGGGTTTGCCAAATATGCGCTCTAATGTGAAGTAATCAGTCACTACGCACCCCTGAAGGTGCGTACCGTTGATATTAATCAAATCGTCTTGGTTATGTGTTTTGTATCTCATTTATTTAACTCCTGCCATTGTGGTTGCCCATTCTTTACCCATGCGATTCTTAACGAATTCCCATGATCCCTTTGTGCCGTCCTTCACTTGTAAGCGTGAGGGTATGTAATTGGCATATGCGTCATGCGCGCCCTTCAATCCTAGTAAGCAATGCCCCGACGTAATAGCGTCCATCATAGCGCGCCCATATGAGCCCTGTAAACCCCACATGCCCGCATTGATAGCGCGTTGCAATGCCTGGTAATACTCGAGCTCGGATACGTCATCGTCCGACTCGATTGTGTCGATGTCATTAAGTGATAGCATGGTTAAACCTCCAAAAAAGGGTGATTGATGTCTAGCACGTCACTGTACGCGTTGACGCCTAAGTGTTGCACTGGGTAGAATTCATCATTATTTTCAACGTAGATTGTCACGTCTTGCGCTAATTGCTCCGCGTTGAGGGTTGATAGTTCGTTAAGTAATTGTTGGTATGTCATTGTGTTAGCTCCTTAATAAATTGGTTTGCCTCTGCCTCAGTGTCAAAACTACTGCCAACACTACTGGCCCATCCGCCATGGTCCTCCATTACTAAAAATTTGTCGAGGCGGTAACCAATGCGCGTAATCCGATACGTTGGCTTGTCGGCGCGTGGTTGATTCCAAATTTTTGCGCAGTCTTCGTTGTAACTCATATATCCTCCGTTTAATGGTTTAATTGTCGGTCAATCCGTTAATGTCGAAAATAGGGGTTTACCCTATAGCCTGAATGATCATTTTATTGTCGATAAAATCGGCCGTTACCCCTTGCGCTAATAATTTGGCCCTAAGCGCGTCTTCAAATATCAGCGCGCCGGCCTGGCGCGTAGTCGGTTTAGTCAATTTGAAGGGTTTATCATACCGGCCGATATTGACGTCAAAATAATACGCGGTATCGAAATAATCGATTTGGGCATTGCTATTGTCATAATATCCGGCGGCCTTCATGGCCTCCACAATTTGGCCGATAATCTCGCGCGGTTTGCCGGTGAAATGCTCTTGATACCAGTACGGGTTGACTGAAATATGATCGAGCGGCGCGCCGTTGATCTTGAATTTATCGCCGGTATTGGCCGTAAAATTGCCGATAAAATCCACCGGCGCGGCCGTAATTGTGCACGTTATGGCCATGTGATCACGTACCCGCAAACTGTACTTAATGCCGTACCGTTTAGCTATTGGATCCAATGCGGCCTTAATTACGGCCTTTTTATCCTGATTCATATATGCCATGGTAAACCCTCCGTTTAGATTGATTGAATGGGAATAAAGCGACTTTTTAATGATCCATGCGCGATAATGGCCGGCGAGGCCTTGCGCGTATTGATCCCGCCATTGCACGCGCCGCACTCGGCGCACGTTTTACGTTTGCCGGCCTCTTCACTGGCAGGGCAAATAAACTCGCCGGCGGCCAATGCCTCCGCGGCGGTACGTACGCGAAATGTACGGTAACCCATGGCGGCCGCGGCGGCGCGCTCAATTTCACTATCAGCGCTGGCCATACATAAGGCCATAATATCCGCGCCGGCCTTGCCGGTCTGCCATTGATGAGAATAGCCTGTATATCCGGCGGCCTTACTTACTAAGGTTTGCCAAATATAAGCCGGTACGGCGGCGGGATCGCCGTATGTACCTAAGCGAACCATGCGGCCGGCCGATAATGCGGCGGCCTCTTGTAATCCGGCGGGATAAATGCCGCGCTCAATACCGGCGGCAACGGCGCGCGGGCCTTGGCCTAGGTTTACATAGCAAGCGCCGCCAGTCCCGCGCCGGTGTTTACAATCGCCGCATATTGCCGCGTCCATTAACTCGCGAGCGTTATCCACTGGCGAGCGGCCGTTATCTACTAAAATATAGGTTTGCACCATATTGCCGGTTTTCGCATTGGTTGATTTGGTAATCGCAACGGCGACAATCGGCGCGCCGTTTAACATACTCGCGCCGCGGTAGATAATGAATCCAGATGGTTTTTTATTGGTTTGCATGGTTTGAGCCCTCCTTATTATTTGGTTACTTCGCGAGATATAATTGTAAATGCGCCGGCGCTGCTGCTAGCTGCATTTAATAATTGAGCGCGCTGCCGCGCTGCTTTTAAGGTTTTAAATTTGAAAACATTTCCGCCGCTTTTTACTACAAACCATATTGTCATAATTAAACCCTCCAAATATCCGCGATCAATTACGCGTATGAGTACATATTAGCGCGGCCGCCGCCAATGTGGTTGCACAATGTGAAATACTTGGACAATGTCACAATGTGAAATATTGGGGCGCGCTCGGCCTCTGCTCTCTGCAATATCTGCTCCACCCCAGCGCTCAGCCTTCGCGCCCGCGTGCACCACATTGGTGCGCGCCCGCTCCACCACTGCACCACATTGGTGCGCGGCCTGATTGTTAGTGAGCGCCCACTAACGCGCGCTGGCCATGCACCACATTGGTGCATTGGCGGACTGCCTGTGCACCAATTTGGTGCACAATGGCCTCGATAGTGAAGTGGGTGCTCACTAACAAAGCGATACCCCGATTTGCAGACCCCCCTCCCCGGCGCGGCGGCCCCGTGCAAACCGTCAAGTTTCTATAATTTTTTATAACAAAAAGTCATAAAGCATTTCACATTATGAAAATTGGCACACTTCGGGTCAAGATTGGCAGCAAATTGGCAGCAAATTGGCACACTTCTCTGGGGGTCCCTTCTATATAAATCAACAACTTAACTACAAATTGGCACAGTAGGCACACTTCTTTTTATTTTTTTATTTTTTTTTTAAAAAAAAGTAAATTTACAAGTGGGGCAGCGACTTGGAAAACAGCTGCCTACCCCGCCTACCCTGTCAATCCAAACTTCTGGTTATGCAATTTGTCGTTTATATGATTTTTAGTTATATAGGCCAAAACGCACTAGTTTGCGTATTAGTGAGAGTATGAACAAGTACGCTTATCAAATCCAAGGTGCATTAGAAAATTCGATTGGACAGTTCGTCGGATTGCGCATCCTTGTGTGTGATGTGAATAACTTTGATTCAGTAGACGTCCCCGCCGCCATTTTGGATCGGGAAACAAGAAGGTATTTAGAATTTCGCTTTGGCTTGACTGATGGTGCGCTAAACATCCAGAATTTGCCAGTCAAAGTCCAAAACAACATTCGAGCGCCGTTAGGGCGTTGGCTGGACCGTTGGGTCCTTGAAAATTATTATGGCGATACTAGCGACCGAAAGGGTGTTAACCCTTGACTATTGGAAGATGGCGTGTGATATACGCGTCGGCGACATCCTGTTTAACCGATTTGGCGATTTAGTTACCGTAACTCTGGTACAAGAGTACCGCGCCCAAACCTGTTATGAGGTGATGTTTAACGATGGGCTGTCCGTCAGGGGCGACGACAAGCTAATTTTGCCCATTGAAACCGAGAAATACCGCAGCCGGGTGCGTCAGTACCAAGGAAAACGTCGGTTTCGGCGCCCACTCAAGCTCCTCACAGCGGAGGATTTGCGTTCTAGCCCCCTCACCGGCAGAGAAAACCGCAAACTGTACTCGGTTCCAGCTGCATTCCCACTCAAACTGCCAACCCAACCCCTCCCAGTACCGCCGTTTGTGTTTGGATTTTGGTTTTTTAACCACAGAAAAGACCAAAGCATGCAGGCTCCGCGCCAACATGCCGAATTTGTGGACGAAAAATTTAAAGAGGCAGGCTACCTCCCACTAAAAAGCCGACCCAGGTCCGCGGCTCAGCCACGATTTAGAACTCAACCGTCTGTCGCTCAGCATTTGGCGCCGTTTATACCGACAAAGATACCGAACAACTACCTGCTCGCGTCCCCGGAGCAGCGCACCGAGCTACTGCAGGGGATTTTGCACGCGAGAAAGAACAGATACAACGCAAAACGCGATCGGTTTCAGTTCACATCGAAGCATGAGGTTCTCGCGCGTCAGGTTCAGATGCTAGCTGAGTCGCTCGGTTGTAAAACGAACCTAAGTTTTGAGCCGATTGAGAAGAAATTTGTGCTGTGGATTAAAACTAGGTTAAAATTAACCGAGGATCAGGTGCCGCGCCCGATTAAAGTAAGACAAAACTGGCGATTAATCAGCGCGGTTGCAGAAATTAAACCACAAGCCTGCGTGCACATCCAAACGGATGGGCCTGAGGGTAGCTTTCTCGTAGGAGAAGGATTTATAGCATGCCATTAACAGCAAAACAAGAAGAACAACTGAAAAAATTTGCGGCGGAGCGTAAGCACTGGCCTAAACCACAACTTGACGCCACGATGTGGCAGGTCAAATGGGCGCTGCAGGCGCTACCGCATCAAAGAGAACCTGAAGATGGAGAATATGATACGTTTCTTATGCTGGCTGGTCGAGGATCGGGGAAGACGCATACGGCTAGCCATTGGATTGGCATTCGTGCTTGGGTTTATGACAATACACGCTGGCTCGTCACCGCTCCCACCTCAAACGATATACGTGCAACTTGTTTCGAGGGGGACTCCGGACTTCTCAATATCATTCCCGCGTCACTCATTCGCGATTACAACAAGTCCCTCTTTGAAATCACCCTTACAAATGGATCTCTTATACAGGGGATTCCCGCCTCGGAGCCCGAGCGTTATCGAGGTAAACAATATCACGGCGCCTGGTTCGACGAGTTGTGTGCGTTTGATTACATCGATGAAGCCTACGACGGAGTACAGTTTACCCTCCGTCTTAGGGACCCACGCATCGCTCGAGTGCAGCAGATTATTACCACCACTCCCAAGCCAAAAGAACTCATCGTCGATCTTAACGAAGGGAAAATCGGCGGCGACGTCTACGTAGTCAACGCATCATCGTACGACAACCGACAAAACTTATCCGAAACATTTTTCAAACAGCTTGAGACCTACGAAGGCACCGACACTGGCCGTCAGGAGATCTACGGTGAGATTCTTGATCCAGAGCAATCTGGTATCATCAAGCGCAAACAGTTTCGCATGTGGCCGGCCAACAAACCGACACCAACGCTGGAGTATGTGCTTGCTTCCTACGACCCAGCAACCTCACAAAAAACAGTAAACGACCCCACCGCGTGCGAAGTGTGGGGAATTTTTGAGCAAACCGACGGCGGCATGTCGGCCATTTTGCTTGACTGCTGGGATGAACATTTGTCGTACCCAGAGTTGCGACGCAAAGTAGTCAATGATTTTAAAGAAGTCGTGTATGGCGCGGATAATGACTTTGCAAAGGGTCGCAAAGCCGATTTGATTTTGATGGAAGACAAATCCGCTGGTATCAGCTTGATTCAGGAACTTCAAGGTTCCGGTGTGCCGGTGCAGGGATACAACCCAGGCCGTGCGGATAAAATCCAGCGTTTAAACATCGTGGCTCCGCTCATTGCCAAAGGTAAAGTCTGGATTCCAGAAGACCCGAACCAAAAAGGCGAGTTTGCATCGTGGACCAAACGGTTCCTGCGGCAGGTGTGTTCCTTTCCAGAGGCCGGCGGCCACGACGACTATGTGGACGCATTGTCCCAGGGGCTGCGGTATCTGCGCGATCTTGGCTGGCTGCAGCTTGACCCCCTACCAGCACGGGACTACGACTATGCCGACGACAACTCCCGCAAGAAATTTGCCAATCCGTATGCGCAGTAGGGCGGAATGGGCCTAAATAGCGTATTAGTTAAAATAAGGGCATCCATGTCCACCCAATTCTATTTTGCTGGTGGTCCAGCAACAAACACAAAATAATCTATGGCAAATCCAATATTACCAATCCAAGCCGGCGCCAATCTGCCAGGTCTCGATGTGGAAGAACAAGATCTACAAGAGGCGATGCAGCAAGATGCCGATATGGAGGCATACGAGGACGAACTTGGTTTAGATTCAGATGAAGTAGAGCAAGAGGTAATTGAACTAGAAGACGGTTCTGTAATTGTCAACTACCAAGAAAAAGCAAGTCCACTCAAAGATCCTGAGTTTTATGCCAACATGGCAGAGGAGATGGACGAAGGAGTACTTGATCAATTAGCAACTGAATACCTTGACTACATCGACGTCGACAAAGAAGCGAGAAAACAACGTGACAAACAATACGAAGAAGGACTGCGTCGAACTGGGCTTGGAAAAGATGCACCTGGAGGGGCGACGTTTGACGGGGCCTCTAAAGTTGTGCACCCAGTCATGGCAGAGGCTTGTGTTGACTTTGCAGCGTCTGCATCAAAAGAACTTTTGCCGTCTGACGGAATTGTTAAATCAAATATTAAGAGCGAAGCAAAGAAACCGCAAGTAGAAACTGCCGATCGCAAAGTTAACTTCCTGAACTGGCAGTTGACCGAGCAAGTATGCGAATACCGCGACGAGATGGAGCAGTTGCTCACTCAGTTACCACTTGGTGGTTCACAGTTTCTTAAATGGCGTTGGGATGACGAACAGGCGCGCCCAACGTGCGAATGGGTGCCGATTGATAATATCATTCTACCTTACGCATCAACCAACTTCTACACATCGCAACGTGTAACTGAGCAACAAGATATCACCGAAGATATTTACCAGCAGCGTATTGAGCAAGGTATCTATCGTGACATAGACGCTTCCTATTCCTCAGACACACCGCTTACTGATCAAACACAATCTGAAAAAGCAAACAACAAAATCGAAGGCCGTGAAGAGCCATCGAAGAACATTGACGGACTGCGTCGCGTTTACGAGATCACATGTTTTATGCGATTGGAAGACGACCCGTTAACCGAAGGCCGTCGCGCTCCGTACATTTTAACAATTGACGAGTCCAGCAGCAAAGTGTTGGCCCTGCGTCGTAACTGGGAAGCTAACGATGAGAAGCTCGAGAAACTGGATTGGTACGTTGAGTTCAAGTTCATCCCTTGGCGTGGTGCTTATGCTATTGGCCTCCCCCATCTTATTGGCGGTTTGTCTGCTGCCCTTACTGGTGCTCTACGTGCTCTTTTGGACGCAGCTCACATTAACAACAGCCAGACAATGCTTAAGCTCAAGACTGGACGAGTTAGTGGTCAGAGCGATCGGATTGAGCCTACGCAAGTCGTCGAAGTAGAAGCTGGCCCTGGCGTAACTGACATTCGTCAGATCGCTATGCCGATGCCGTTTAACCCACCGTCATCAACGCTGTTTGATTTGCTTGGTTGGTTAACAAATGCAGCTAAAGGTGTGGTTACCACATCCGAAGAAAAGATCGGCGAAGCAACCAACAACATGCCAGTTGGCACAGCGCAAGCACTCATTGAGCAAGGCGCAAAAATATTCTCTAGCATTCATGCTCGTCTGCACCGCAGTCAAGCAATGTCGCTTAAGATTTTATCCAGACTCAACCACTGGTATTTGTCCGAGATGGACAACTTGTCTGGCGAAGAAATTCAGATCCGCGACTTTGCGTACAACAATGACGTGCGCCCAGTTTCAGATCCCAACATTTTCTCTGAGACACAGCGTTTAGCGCAGAACCAAGCTCTGTTGCAAATGGCCACACAGGCCAACCAAATGCAACCTGGCATGTTTGACATTCGTTCTGTTTACAAGCGCATTCTCAAGCAACTTAAAGTGCCCGATGCGGAAGAGATTTTACCAAACCCACTAGGCGCAAACGAATCCAACCCGGCGCTGGAAAACGTATCGATGACCATGGGTCGTCCGGCCGCTGCGTACCCCGACCAAGATCATATTGCGCATATTCGCATCCACTTGGAGTATGCAAACAATCCAGCATATGGCGGAAGTCCTGTAATTGGACCCGTATTTGCGCCACACGCATTGGAGCACATCAAACAGCATTTAACGTTACATTACTTGCAGTCGATGCGCGGCATGGTAGCGCAGGCTTCGGGCGGAAGCGATGTTCTAAAACTGCACGAAGAGAAACCGTTGGACAAAGCCGCACAACAAGCGTTGGCGTTGGCATCACAAATGGTCAATCAAGACTCGCAGCAAGAGTTGGCACAATACGTACAACAAATTCAAGCACTAGCTCAGAAAGTTCAGCAAGCCAACCAACAAAAGGCACAGAATGCTGCAATGAACGACCCAACTGCAGCGGCCATTGTCAAAACCCAAATGGCCGAGACAGAGCGCAAAACACAAGAAGCTCAAATGCGCATGCAGAACGAAATGGCAAAAGCCAAACAGGATTACGAAATCCGTGTGGCCGAGTTGCAACAGAAAGTTGCCGAGCTTCAGACCAAGTACAGCACTCAGACCGATATCGACAATCAGCGCAACGCCACCGATATTGCTATGGCAAATATCAACAACGCAGCAAAAGAGCGTGTGGCAATGATCAACGCAAATGCTCAGATCGATCAGCAACAAGCGCAACTCGAGCACGAGCAAAACTCATCCGCAATCAACGCCATTATGGCGGCAGATGCAGATATCCGTCAACATGGTCTAGCTTTGCAACAAAAAGTGTTTGACGCCAAAGCAGCAGAATTGCAACAGCAGATTCAAGCACAATTAGACGCAGAATTGGCAGCACAACAGGCAGCACCGCCGGCAGCACAAGAAGCAATGCCGCCAGCAGCTGAAGAAGCAGCACCCCCACAACAACCCACAACACCCCCAACAGGAGCACAATAATGGCCGATGAAAATTTAAAAGGCTTTAGACAGACTTACCAAGAAACAGGTAAATTATCCAGCGGCGGCGGCCCTGGCGACAAAAACATCGACAATGGCCCATCTGGCAGCCATCGCGACAACAACTGGAAAAAAGGCGCAGCACAAGGCAAAATGAAAAATGCCGGTAAAGTTGGCCCTTACAGCAACGTAAAAGATCAATTCGGTCCAAAATATTAATATTTAGGGCGGATTTATTCTGTTCGACGTATTAGTTAGAATATGAAGGACATTATTTCTGAAATTATCGGTCGCGTAAGCGCTGAGATTAAGGCCCAAGCAGAAACCGTTACTGCGGGGACCAACATCAATACTTTTGATGATTATAAGCAATACGTTGGCAAAATAGAGGGCTTGCAAACCGCCCTTGACATTGTAAACGAAATTTTAACGGAAGACGACGAAGAAAACTAGGCCGTAGTGCCGGAAGGGATTGGCGTATGCCAATTGATTTTAATAAAAACGATGAGCCAGATTTACGTTCGGAGCAGGAATGCTTTCCAGATGTGGATCCGGGTGTTGAAATTCTTGGTGACCGAGTACTGGTGCAGTTACGCCGGGAAAAAGTAACAAGTAAAGGTGGAATCCTGTTAGTGGATGAAACCAGACAGACGTTGCGTTTTAACGAAACAGTAGCCAAAGTACGTGGAATTGGTAATCTGGCGTATAAAAACCCAGATACTTTGGAGCCCTGGCCAGAAGGCCCTTGGTGCAAAGAAGGCGACTTAGTTCGCACAATCAAATACGGTGGCGATCGTTACGTTGTGCAGCCAGATGATGATGGCGCGCCCGTGGTGTTTATTACACTGCAAGCTCGCGAAGTAATCTCCAAGATTAAATCATTTGAAGCAGCACAAAAAATGAAAGCGTTTGTAGATTAACTTTTGAGAGAAAAGTATGGCAGACAATGACAAAGACGTTCCGATTAAGGAACAAGAAGACGGTTCAATTTTAGCTAGGGTCGATTTTCCTGAAGAAATTGAAGACGAAAAAGAAGAAGTAGAAACAAAAAACGAAGAGTCTGAAGAAGAATCTGACGAGACGGAAGCAGAGCAAGAAGAGAATGCTGACGACGAGGAAGAAGAGCCAGAGGAAACAGACGACGATCGTGAAAAAATACGCCAAGCCCGACGGGAAGAGCGTAGGCTAAAGAAAGAACTAGCCAAACAACGAGATATCACAGCTCGTAACAAGATTAGCGCACTTGAGCGCCGCAACGCCGAACTGGCTGAGCGGTTAGCCAAAGTGGAAAACGCAGCAGCATCGTATCAGTTTGCACAACTTGATAAGTCCATCGAAGACGAAGCAAGTCGGGTTGAATATGCAAAGATGAAGATGATGCAAGCAGCCCAAGCTGGTGACGTTACGGGTCAAGTAGAATACTTAGAGCAGTTGACAGACGCAAAAGAGCGTTTGAAGCAAGCTCAGTATTATAAAAAACAACAACTCGAAGAAGCGAAAGCACCAAAACAAAACGTTCCAAATCCGGTAGCAAATGAAGTGCAACGAAACGCTACAGAATGGGCAAGACGTAATTCTTGGTTCGATCCGCAAGCTCGAGATACGGATAGTAGAATCGCCAAAGTAATTGACCAAGAACTTGCAGCCGATGGTTGGGATCCAGCAGATCCTGAGTATTGGGAAGAGTTAGACAGTCGACTACAGTCTCGTTTACCACACCGTTATGTGGCTAAAGACAAGAACAAATCAATTAAACGTTCTGGTCCAACAGCCTCGAGTCGAGTGGCAAACACTGCCGGCACAAAACCTGGAACAATCATGCTAAGTCGTGATCGAGTACAGGCAATTAAAGATGCTGGAGCATGGGATGATGTTGAAAGACGAAACAAAATGATCAAAGCGTACGCGCAATACGATCGTCAAAATAAAGGTTAATTATCATGGCAAATACAAGAATCAAACGCGACTTAGATGATCGTTTATTAGATCGAGTCGAAGAAGTTAAAGACCGGATGGCAGAGATGGATCCGGAAGCAAAATCACGCCGGGAACGTGCAGAGGCGTTCCGTGACAGGTGGCAGAATAGTGCCTTACCTGACATACCTCAGGGCACAATCCCGGGGTTTCATTTGTGTTGGTTATCCACCACAAATAATTATGACAGTATCGACAAACGCATGGCGTTGGGTTATGAACCAGTGAAAGCCGCAGAATTAGGAAAAGGCTTTGAATCGCTAGGTAAAATGAGCTCGGGCAAGTTTGAAGGCTGTGTTAGCTGTAACGAAATGGTTCTCTTCAAGTTACCAGAAGAAATCTATCAGGAAGTGATGCGTATGATGCACTTAGAGGATCCGCTAGATCATCAACGAAATATTACCGCGCAAGTTCGGAGCACTGCTCAGGATGGCAAAGGTGGTAGATCAATCCTGGAAGGTGGAGTTTTGGAAATGGAAAAAGAGGCCGCTAAAGCAAACAATCCAAACGTGCGCTTTAGTTAACATTCTTCAAAATAACAACAAAGGAAAACATAAATGTCCGCAACATTTAAACCCTTTGGTTTGAAGCCTGCATACCATCCAAGTGGCTTGGATCGTGCTACCCCATTCGTGGGCACGAACAGCTTTGTCACCGGTGGTGCATATAGCGCTCCGTACTCGTTGAGCTCTGGTCAGTCTTTTTACCAGTATCAGCCCGTAGCACTAACTGCTTCTAACCAATTAACCATCGCTGCAGCAGACACGACTCCCGTGTTTGGTGTATTTGATGGCGTAGAGTTCACCGACTCACAAGGTCGCCGTTCTGTAGCTAAGTATGCTGCTAAAACCACTTTAGACGCATCCACCGATATCATTTTCTGGATCTTCTCTGATCCTGAGTTGGTATACGAAGCTCAAGTAAATGGTTCTGCTGGTACCGGTTCTATCGGCCAACAGTACAATTTCTCCGGCGCAACTGGTTACACCACTGCTGATGGTTATTCCATCGGTGTTGGCGGTGCTGGTTTCTCAACATGTGCTTTAGCCTCTACTGCCGTTGCTAACGGTTCACAAGGTCAAGTACGTGTAGTCGGTTTAGGCCGTGAAGCTGCATATCCTCCTGGCGAGACGAACGCCTGGGGCGATGCTTACACGATTGTTCAAGTCAAGATCGCCAACAATAGCTTTGTTGCGCCTAAGGTCTCGATCTAATTAACGAAAGAAAGGAATAAGCAATGGCAACCCCAATGCGTAGTACAGACTTTCGTGCGGTAGTCGAACCGATTATCAACGAAGTCTTTGATGGCGTTTATGAGCAACGCGCCGACGAGTGGAAAGGATTTGTAGAGCAGATCCAAGGTATTCCACGCAACTATCATGAAGAAGTAATGCTGTACGGTATGAATGCAGCTCCTGCCATGCCTGACGGAACTCCTGTCAGCTATGATCAGGGCGGTACTCTGTACATCACCCGTTTCATCTATCAAATCTATGGTTTAGCATATGCTTTAACCAAAGTGTTGATGGAAGACGGTGATCACATCCGTATCGGTAGCACCTTTGCAAAACATTTGGCTCAATCCATGATTGAAACCAAAGAAACATTGTGCGCAAACTTACTCAACTTCGCATTTACCCCCGGCTATGTTGGTGGTGACGGCGTAACGTTAAGTAACAGTGCTCACCCTGTTGCAAACGGTCTAACCTACAGCAACGTTTTGACTACTCCTGCCGCTCTCTCACAGACTTCTGTTGAGCAGATTTTGATTCAGATTCGTTCTGCAATCGACAACAACGGTAAGCGTATTCGCTTGAAGGCTGAGCAACTTATTGTTCCTCCTGCACTCGAGTTCCAAGCTGAAGTTATTCTCAAGTCGGTTCTCCGTTCCGGAACTGCCGACAACGATTTGAACCCAATCAAGTCCACTGGTATGTTGCCAAAGGGTGCACACGTTGTAACCCGTTTGAGCTCTACCAAGGCATGGTGGGTACAGACCGATGCTGAGAATGGTCTAATGCTTGTTATGCGTCGTCCAATGGAGAAATCCATGGAAGGCGATTTCGAGACCGATTCTATGCGTTACAAGGCCACCGAGCGTTATGCGACCGGCTGGCACGATGCGCGTAACATTTACGGTACCGCAGGCGTTTAATAAGCCCAAAGTAGCACAAAGCCACCCCACAAGGGTGGCTTTTTTACTTTATGGGGCGTATTTTATGGTTTTTGCGTATTAGTTAAAATAAGGAAGAATCATCCCATTCAGACTACCGCCACTTCCCGGTAGACGACTCAGAGACGGCTTGGGATATCCACTGAGATAAGGAACAAAACATGTCTTTTACTACTTTTACCGGCCCAGTCAGATCGCTTAACGGTTTTGCAACCCCATTGGTATATATTACCGCTGCTGACACATCACCAATCGCTATCGACGCTGGCGCAACTGTAATTATCCTCTCTGCTGCTGACGGCGGTCCCGCTGCTCCAGTAGTTTTAACCCTCCCACAAGTACAAACTACTGATGGTCAAGCGTTTAACATTTTAAATGCCGATACTCGTTACGCAGGCGTGCGCGGTGCTGTATTGAACTACGGCGCTGTTGTTCACACTTTAGCTGGTTACGAAGTTAGCACTGGTGTATACCAACCAGTTAACCAATCTGCTACTGGTGTTGACCTTGCTGCTGGTACTTTAACACAGTGGGCCGGCAATGGCAATCCTGCTGCCGCTTGGGCTGCTGCCGAGGCAACTCTCAACGCCGCTGCTTAATTAATCTCTCGGGGCTTCGGCCCCCAGTTTAACTATTTGGAGATTAATAAATGAGACAAGTAACAGTAACGGCTAACAGCTCTGGAGTAACTACTCCGGTTGTGTTAGACCAATATCTAACCCCTTTCCAAGTTACCTATTCAAAAACTGGTTCTGGTACTGTACAAGTAACAGCAACAGACCCATACCCTATTTCAAACGGTAACTATGTAGAGGCAACCTATACTTGGATTACAGCACCTAATACTGCACCAAACACTGCAACATTTTTAGCACAACCCTATCGTGCTATTCGTTTGTCTGGCGCAGCAGAAGGCGACACACTTACTGTAATTCAATCCGGAGTTAAGTAATGCCCGTTTACCTCGATACAAGAGGTAATAGCGTCCTGTCTGTAGCGATTTGTGATCGCTGCAACAGGAAATTTGCGTACACCGAACTCATGCCAGATCCAAACTTCCCTGGCATGAGAGTATGCAAGGCAGACTTAGATAATTTTGACCCATGGCGTTTGCCTGCGCGTCAAACAGAAAATATTGCACTTCGATTTCCTCGCCCAGACCAAAATATCGCAATCGGACCTATTGGTGGACAACAAGTTGTTACCGAAGGTAATCCGAACGAACAAACACAATACGATAGTTTATTTATTGATGGACAACCACCTGTTCATGGCGAATCTGGCGACATTAAACAATAATTTAAAGAGACAATAATGGCAGATCGTTCAATAACACAGTTACAAGTTGCGGGCCCGTTAACTGGCAACGAGGTGACTGTTGTTGTCCAAAATGGCATAACCAAACAGACCCAGTTGCAAGAGATTGCAAATCTGGGTGGTCCTACTGGCCCCACTGGCCCTACTGGCCCCACCGGTACGGCAGGTATCCCCGGCCCCACGGGCGCGCCCGGCCCAGCAGGCGGTCCTACCGGCCCAACTGGTACTAGCGGAACAAACGGCCCCACCGGCCCCACCGGTGCAAACGGAACAAACGGCCCCACAGGCCCAACCGGAGCACAAGGTGATCCAGGCGGCCCCACAGGCCCAACTGGTGCCCAGGGTAATGCTGGCCCCACCGGCCCAACTGGAGACATTGGACCAACCGGCCCAACCGGCCCAACTGGAGACATTGGACCAACCGGCCCAACTGGAGACGTTGGACCAACCGGCCCAACCGGAAATCAAGGTGATCAAGGTAACATTGGACCTACTGGCCCACAGGGTGTGCAAGGTATCCAAGGTGTTCAAGGTAATACAGGCCCAACCGGCCCAACGGGTGCACAAGGTGATTTAGGTCCAACAGGTCCTACCGGCTCACAGGGTGATCCATCAACAGTGCCGGGCCCAACTGGCCCCACTGGTGCAACCGGCCCCACTGGCGCTGAAGGTCCAACAGGCCCAACAGGCCCACAAGGTATTCAAGGCGACACCGGCCCTACAGGCCCAACTGGTGCAACTGGTCCAACAGGCCCAACTGGTGCGCAAGGTATCCAAGGTGACACAGGTCCTACGGGTCCAACCGGAGCTCAAGGTGATGTGGGCCCAACAGGTCCTACGGGTGCGCAAGGTATTCAAGGTGACACAGGCCCAACTGGCCCCACTGGCGCAAATGGCGATACTGGACCCACAGGCCCAACAGGAGCTCAAGGTGTAACTGGCCCGACAGGAGCAACTGGACCAACAGGAACACAAGGCCCAACCGGACCGACAGGCAACATTGGTGCAACTGGCCCAACCGGCCCAACTGGCGACATTGGCCCCACTGGCCCTACAGGCGCTCAGGGTATTCAAGGCGATGTTGGCCCCACTGGCCCAACTGGTGCTCAAGGCGCAGTAGGCCCAACTGGCCCAACTGGCGCTCAAGGTATTCAAGGCGATACTGGCCCAACCGGCCCAACTGGCGCTCAAGGTGACGTAGGTCCTACTGGTCCTACAGGTGCTCAAGGTATCCAAGGCGACACAGGACCCACCGGCCCAACGGGCGCTACTGGTGCGCAAGGCCCAACGGGCCCAACGGGCGCTCAGGGTATCCAGGGTGACACAGGTCCAACCGGCCCTACAGGCGCTCAGGGCGACGTAGGTCCTACTGGCCCAACAGGCGCTCAGGGTATCCAGGGTGACACCGGTCCAACGGGCCCCACAGGCGCTCAAGGTGCAGTAGGTCCAACCGGCCCCACCGGCGCTCAAGGTATTCAGGGTGTGACCGGACCAACCGGCCCCACCGGAGCAACTGGCGACATTGGTGCAACCGGACCTACAGGCCCCACAGGCGCTCAAGGCGACGTTGGTCCAACAGGTCCTACAGGAAATACAGGATCCACCGGCCCAACAGGTCCAACAGGTGCACAAGGTGCAGCTGGTCAGTCATCTAGTTTTTATCAATATCAAGCTGATGCTAACCAAACAACGGGTGTGCCCACGGCGGGACATTTATATTGGAATAGCCCAACACAAATTTTATCTACCACAATTGTTTTAAGTCACTTAACACAAGATGGTTTTGATATTGATTTGTTTTTAGGATTTTTAAAAACAAATGATCCAATCATTTTACAAGACTACAACAATTCAGCAAATTACCAAAAATGGATTGTTTCAGCCACTCCAACAATTGTTCCTAATAGTTACATAAGTATTCCAGTAACATTAGACACATCAGCAGGAACAGGCACATCTGGATTTGCTAACAATCATCCTTTATTAGTTGTTTTGCAATCCGCTGGTTTAACTGGACCCACAGGTTCCACAGGCCCAGCAGGCCCAACTGGTCCAACCGGCGCAACCGGCCCAACGGGTGCTGAAGGCCCAACTGGTCCGACAGGCGCAACCGGCCCAACTGGAGCAACTGGCCCAACAGGTCCACAAGGTATTCAAGGCGAAGTTGGCCCAACTGGCCCAACAGGCGCACAAGGCGACGTAGGCCCCACCGGTCCGACAGGTGCTCAGGGTATCCAAGGCCCAGTAGGTCCTACAGGCCCCACGGGTGCGCAAGGTGATACTGGTCCAACCGGCCCAACTGGCGCTCAAGGTATTCAAGGCGATACAGGCCCCACAGGTCCTACAGGCGCTCAAGGCGATGTTGGCCCAACAGGTCCTACCGGTGCTCAGGGTATCCAGGGCGACACAGGCCCAACTGGTCCAACTGGCGCTCAAGGTGATGTAGGTCCTACCGGCCCAACTGGCGCACAAGGTATTCAAGGCGACACAGGCCCAACCGGCCCAACCGGTGCACAAGGTGATGTTGGTCCAACAGGACCCACAGGCGCTCAAGGTATTCAAGGTGACACAGGTCCGACAGGCCCAACCGGTGCTCAGGGTGACGTTGGCCCCACTGGTCCTACAGGTGCTCAGGGTGACGTTGGTCCTACTGGCCCAACTGGTGCTCAGGGTGATGTTGGTCCAACAGGTCCTACAGGCGCACAAGGTGATGTTGGCCCAACAGGTCCAACTGGTGCACAAGGTGATGTTGGCCCAACAGGTCCTACAGGGGCTCAGGGTATTCAAGGTGACACAGGCCCAACCGGTCCTACTGGATCGACTGGTGCTGTTGGTCCTACTGGCCCGACTGGTGCTCAAGGTATTCAAGGTGATACTGGCCCAACTGGTCCTACAGGCGCACAAGGTGTAGCTGGCCCAACAGGACCTCAAGGTATCCAAGGTGACACTGGCCCAACAGGCCCAACAGGATCAACCGGAGCTGCAGGACCCACTGGCCCAACCGGAGCTCAGGGTGACACAGGCCCAACAGGACCAACCGGCGCAACTGGTGATGCTGGCCCAACAGGACCCACCGGTTCTGCGGGTACGGCAGGATCGACCGGACCAACCGGACCCACAGGCGCGCAGGGAGACATTGGACCAACCGGACCACAAGGTGTTCAAGGTATCCAAGGTGTTCAAGGTGATCCAGGACCCACAGGCCCAACCGGAACGTCTGGCGGCACAGGCCCGACCGGACCGACAGGTAGCGGCACAACCGGACCAACAGGCCCAACAGGCGCTGAGTCTACCGTACCTGGTCCTACCGGCCCAACAGGTCCCGCTGGCGGCGGCGGTTCGTTGACAATTACCAACGACACAGCCACAACAAGCAACATCTACCCAGCATTGGTAACTGCTACATCAGGAACCGCAACTGGACTTAATACATCCAACGCTAAACTGTTGTACAAACCATCAACGGGTGAATTACAAGCCAGTGAAATGGTATCTAGCAACGGTATTGCAGTAAACCAAGATACCGTAACTGCAAGTTACACGATTGCATCCGGAACCAATGGTTTGAGCGTCGGTGCAATCACGGTGGCTAGCGGAGCAACAGTAACGGTAGCAAGTGGCGAGCGTTGGCTTGTGTTATAATAAACAGGTATCTTAGGAAACTATAATGGCATCAATTAACGCAGGTACCGGATTAGTAAACACAGGAGATAATTCAGGCACCGTCAACCTACAAGGCGGCGGTGTTACTGCAGGCTCTGTCAACGTTAATGGTTTGTATTTTAAGAGTGTCACATCCGCTGAAATGTTCGCGCTAACTGGCGTGAACGGCATGATTGTGTTTAATACCACATTGTCTAAAATGTGCGTATATGCTAACGGCGCATGGGTACAAATGACGTCGACTGACGCAAGAAACCAACGTGCTATATTTGGTTATGGCGCTACTACAAGCGGAACAACTTATGTATCGTTAACTAATTTGGTATCAAGTACCGGCGTTGTTGCAACAGATACAACTGGTGTCGGAACTGCCAGAGCATATTTAGCTTGCGCTTCTTACGGAACAGATAAAGCAATTTTTGGATACGGAAATTCAGGCTCTGATACGGCAATTACTAATTTAGTATCCAACACAGGTGTTGTGGCAACTGATACAACAGGAGTGGGAACTGCCAGAAGTAATTTAGCGGCAACTAGATACAGTACAGACAAAGCTATTTTTGGATACGGTAATATTGCTGGAACTGCTACTGCAATATCAAATCTAGTATCCAATACGGGCGTTGTTTCCACAGATACAACCGGCGTTGGTACAACAAGAGCAAATCTTGCCGCTGCCCCTTACGGAAATGACAAAGCACTATTTGGATTTGGTAATAACGGGGGAACGCGAACTGGGGTTACTAATTTAGTGTCAAACACCGGAGTAATTGCAACTGACACTGCAGCTGTAGGAACCGCCAGAAATGCACTTGGTGCCGCAGGTTATGGCACGGACAAAGCTATATTTGGATATGGAAATACAGGTTCCGTTACAGCAACAACTAATTTAGTATCAAACGCAGGAGTTGTTGCAACCGATACAACGGGTGTAGGGTCAGCTCGAAATGGCATAGCCGCTTCAACTTATGGAAGTGATAAAGCAATTTTTGGATACGGCTCAATTGACACCACTGCCGGCGGTAGAGTATCTACAACCAATTTAGTGTCAAATACTGGTGTGGTAGCTAATGATACAACTGGCGTAGGAACAGCAAGATACTATTTAGCTGCAGGAAATTTCGGAATATAATCAATGGCATCCATTAACGCCAACATCGGTATTATTAATACTGGAGATAACTCCGGCACATTGGATGTGCAGGGTGAAGGCGTAACTGGTTTTTCGGTCAACGTAAACGGCATGTACGTGAAGAGCTTAACCTCTGCACAGATAGCAGCCCTTACCCCAACCGTTGGCATGATTATTTACAACACCACGTTAGGTAAGTTTGTAACTTATATAAATAACGCCTGGCGACAAATTACGTCGGTTGACACGCGTCCTGTAAAACGTGGAATTTTTGGATACGGAGCTGTTGGTGGGACTTATCAAAATGTTACAAATTTAGTATCAACAACAGGAGTTGTAGCTACCGACACAGCAGGTGTTGGAACAGCTAGATCGCTATTAGCAGCGGCCGGTTATAGTACAGATAAAGGCATTTTTGGGTATGGCGTGGATGCGGGAAATATTTTTTCCCTAACCAACTTAGTATCAAATACAGGCACTGTAGCTGCAAATACCACCGGGGTAGGAACCGCAAGATACGGTTTAGCATCTGCAAGTTATGGCAATGATAAAGCTATTTTTGGGTACGGCACAACAGGTACAAATACTGCAGTGACTAATTTAGTATCAAATACCGGTGTTGTCGCAACTGATACAGCGGGTGTCGGAACAACAAGACAATTATTAGCAGCAGCAAGTTACGGCAGCGACAAAGCTATTTTTGGTTATGGATTAGACAACGCATCAGCTGTTGTTTCAATAACTAATTTAGTATCTAATGCTGGGGTGGTTGCAACGGACACCACAGGCGTTGGCACGGCAAGAAGATCGCTTGCCGCTGCAAGTTACGGTGGTGATAAAGCAATTTTTGGATTTGGGTGGACCGGAGCAGCTAGAACAGCAATTACCAATTTAGTATCAAATACCGGAGTAGTGGCAACAGATACGGCGGGAGTTGGGTCTGCTAGGAACTCTTTAGCGGCAACATCTTATAATGTTGATAGGGCCATTTTTGGATATGGAACAACAGGCGCAAATAGCTCTCTTTCAAACTTAGTATCAAATACCGGTGTTGTTGCAACAGACACAACCGGAGTTGGAACAGCTAGAATTGAATTAGCAGCATCCACATATGGATCCTAACAATGGCATCAATTAACGCAACCGACGGACTGCTACAAATATCGGACAACTCTGGTACGCTGGAGTTGCAAGGTGCGGGCGTCACTGGCGTGGCGGTTAATCCGAATGGTATGTATGTTAAAAGTGTCACCACCACGCAGAGATTGGCATTAACCCCCACCACCGGAATGGTAGTGTATGACACCACCGTACCTGGTTTGTTTGGTTACAACAATAGTGAGTGGAAACAATTTGACACAGCAACATCTGGCGCGTTTAATACGCGCGGTATTTTTGGTTACGGATTTAACGGAACATCTATTCGATACTCAGTAACAAATTTAGTATCGACCACAGGCGTTGTAGCAACCGACACCACTGGTGTTGGTACCGCACGAAATTCGTTAGCTGCTTCAACATACGGCGGAGATAAAGGGGTTTTTGCATTTGGTCAAGTTGGTTCCACAATTTATTCGATTATCAATTTAGTATCAAACACCGGAGTTGTATCCACCGATTCGTCAACTACAGCCACAGTTAGATTAAAATTAGCTGGCGCTGGATATGGCGGTGACAAAGCAATTTTTGGATATGGTTCTACAACAGACTCAAATTCCACTCGAGTCAGTATTAGTAACTTATTTTCAAACGCCGGTGTCATGGCTTCCGATACAACCGGAGTAGGGACAGCACGATACGAATTAGCTGCCACAAGTTATGGCGGCGACAAAGCACTTTTTGGATATGGATACACGACCACTCAAGTATCAATGACTAATTTAGTCTCTAATACTGGCGTGGTTGCGACCGATACTACTGGTGTTGGCACTGCAAGAAGAAGATTAGCTGCTTGCGGATACGGAAACGATAAAGGAATATTTGGGTATGGTTTTGCCGCTTCAGCATCAAGTCTAACCAATTTAGTATCTAATACAGGCGTAGTGGCAACCGATACAACGGGTGTTGGAACAGCAAGACAGTATTTAGCGGCTTGCACATATGGATCCGATAAAGGTATTTTTGGATACGGCGGTTCTAATTTATCCATAACAAACTTAGTGTCAAACACAGGAGTTGTAGGTACTGATGTAACGGGTGTGGGGCAAGGCCGACAAGAATTAGCCGCAACATCATTTGCGTAAAGTCAATATTAAGGAATTAAGTAATGGCAATCATTAACGCCGCAAAAGGCATCATACAATCAGCTGATAATTCTGGTTTGCTTGAGTTGCAAGGCCAAGGTGTCACTGGTGCCGCCATTAATTCAAGCGGCATGTATGTCAAAAGCGTTACCACCACACAACGTACCGCCCTAACTGCTATCAACGGCATGATGGTGTACGACACCACCGCCAACCAGCTGTATGTTTACGTCAATTCAAACTGGGCGCCGGTGAGCACCAGTGCGGTACCAAACCAACGTGCTATTTTTGGATATGGAAAAATTTTAACAGGTGGTAGCAATATTTCTATAACAAATTTAGTATCAAATTCCGGTGTTGTAGCTACCGATACAACAGGTGTTGGAACTGCTAGATATGGTTTAGCAGCTGCCAGTTATGGCACAGACAAGGCTATATTTGGGTATGGCAATACCGCATCAGGTAGTAGCGCATCAAACACGGCAATAACCAATTTGGTTTCAAATGCCGGTGTTGTGGCAACTGATACCACTGGAGTTGGCACAACTAGAAGAGCTTTAGCTGCGGCAGGCTACGGCACGGATAAAGCAATATTTGGGTTTGGCGTTAGTACTTCAAATACCGCGATTACTAACTTGGTCAGCAACGCCGGTGTTGTAGCCACCGACACCGCGGGAGTTGGCAGCGCTAGGCAACAACTAGCTGCTGCCACTTATGGCACAGACAAAGCCATATTTGGGTACGGCAACACCACTTCACTTTTTAGCACTACTAACTTGGTCAGTAACACCGGTGTAGTAGCCGCCAATACCACAGGTGTTGGCACCGCCAGAACTGCTTTAGCCGCGGCTAAATACGGATCGGATAAGGCCATATTTGGCTATGGCTATGATTTTGGCGGACAGCTATCTTTAACTAATTTAGTAAGCAACACCGGTGTAGTAGCTACCGACACCGCAGGTGTTGGCACCGCCAGAACTGGTTTAGCAGCTGCTGGTTATGACACAGACAAGGCTATATTTGCTTACGGCGACAATACGGATTCAGACGTGTCGACCAACATTAGTAATTTGGTCAGTAACACCGGAGTAGTAGCCACCGACACCACAGGGGTAGGTACTGCTAGAGGATATCCAGCTGCAGCAGGATTTGGAAGCTAACAATGCCAAGCATCATTAACGCTGGTACCGGAATACAATACTCAAACGACGACACAGGCGTGTTGGCGTTGCAGGGCGGCGGCGTGACTGGCGTATCAGTCAACGTCAACGGCATGTTTGTGAAAAGCGTCACAACTACACAGCGTAACGCCCTCACCGGCACCGCCGGCATGATTGTATTTGACACCACACTAAACCAGTTTGTGGGCTACGTAAACGGCTATTGGGAAACACTATCATTTTTACCATAGGAATAAGGAATGCCTAGTACAATTAACGCCGGAACCGGCTTAACATTCACTAATGACAATTCAGGCACCTTGGATGTCCAAGGTGGTGGGGTCACAGGCTTCTCTGTCAACTCCGCCGGTATGTATGTAAAAAGCGTAACTACCACCCAACGTAACGCCCTCACCGGCACTGCAGGTATGACGGTGTACGATAGCACCGTTGGTGCAATGTTTATGTTTAATGGTTCGTACTGGGAAAAAATAAATACTAATTACACAGTTACCTATTTAATTGTAGCTGGTGGAGCATCAGGTGCAAAAGGAACACCGGGTGTTTGTTACGGTGCTGGTGGCGGTGGTGGTGGATTACAAACAGGCACAACCCTTGTAAATTCTGGGCAAGCCTATACAATTACAGTTGGTGCTGGTGGTACGGGTTCAGCAACTGTTGGAACAAGCGTTGATGGTAATGACTCATCCGCCCTTTCTGTAACTGCTGGTAAAGGATTAAAAGGTAACGCAACTGCAGCTAGTGGTTATGGCGGTTCTTCAGGAACTCCGCAATCTAATGCTGGTTTTGGTCCAGGTATTAATCCGTCAGGCGGTGGCGGTGGCGCAGGGGCAGCAGCAACCAGCAAAAACGGCGGTAACGGACTAGCAAACTCCACTTCAGGAAGTTCTGTAACTTATGGCGGTGGTGGCGGAGGCGGAGGCGATACTTCACAAGGTGGTGCGGGTACTGGCGGAACAGGCGGCGGTGGTAACGGAGCAGCACAAGGAGGAACACCAACTTCTGGAACTGCAAACACTGGTGGTGGTGGCGGCTCTATGCGTGGTGACGACGCTCCGGCTGCTGGTAATGGCGGTTCAGGAATTGTTATTATTTCCTACCCCGGCCCGCAAGTTGCTACGGGCGGAACAGTAACTAGTGTCGGCGGAAACACAATTCACACATTTACTACTTCTGGGACATTTACAGCATGAGTCATTTTGCACAAGTAATCGATGGAATTGTTCAGCAAGTTATTGTTGCTGAGGAGGATTTCATTAAAGCTAATTTAAATCCCGCTGAGTGGATTCAAACATCGTATAATACCAAAGGTAATCAGCATCCGGAAGGACGCCCTTTACGTGGAAATTACGCCGGTATAGGGTATATATACGACAAAGAATACGATGTGTTTTATGAAAAACAACCCTTTCCATCTTGGGTATTAAATCATTCGACCTGGTGTTGGGAAGCCCCAACACCCAAGCCCGATGATGGCCAATCTTATTATTGGGATGAAGAAAGTTTAAGCTGGAAATTAGCCCCAGAGATTATTTAAAAACGTAGTATAATATAATATTCGTATGAATGTTAAAGGAGAAGCAAAATGGCAAGTAAACTTAATTCGGAATTTAACTATCGTTACCAGGTAATTGGTCACACCATTTGGGAAAAAATCAAGACCCTACAAGGCTTTTTGGAAGGTCGTATCCGTGCAGCAGCGTTGGAAGAGGTATCTGCCCTCCAGCTTGAAGCCAAGATCGCTGAGGTGGAATATCTAAAAGAGCACGGCAAAAAGCACGAATACCTCAAAGCCAAGGGTGAATTGATTGAGTTGGAATCCCACCAACCAGCTTTAAAGCATGGTTTTGAATTGAACCGTGAAGAGATTGCAATGTTAGAGCGCCTGTTAAAAGAGGCCTATGAGATTGCAGAACCAACCCGTATCCCTGGATACACCGACGAACAAATGTTTGAAGCGAACGCTGCAAACGAATTTACCGCGATGATTGCGCGTGAGATCCAAGCTGAGATTATTGCAAACGGCCGTCCAAGCCCAGCAAAACTTGGAAACGCAATGAGCAATCCGCATACCTTTAACGCATTAAAACAAATCGGTTTGATTCCACAAGAAACCGTATTAATTGGTCCCAGCAACAACCCATTGAAGGTTGAGCTGTTGCCAGTTGAAAGCACCGAAACATTGGTGCAAACCAAACCGTTAGAATTACAACAGAAAGAGCCAGTAACAAATGAATAAATTGTATGTGCTTGATGCACAAAACTATCAAATTACGTTTGGCACACCGGAAGAACCCATCGAACGACCTAACCTTTTTGTCATTGGTCAACGACCAGACTGCTCGCAGTTTTTGGTTTTGAGCTTTGAAGCCTATCCTGGCTTAACAGCAACGACCGATATTCCGGAAGGATTTGACTTCACATATTGCCAAGCCTGGGGTCTGACAATCAACGAGGAAGTAATCCAACGCGTATGGGCTGATATTCGTGCCAAAGCATACGGCGGTATTGCCGAGCAGTTAGACACGTTATATCACGAAGGCATTGATGGCTGGAAAGCTAAAGTTAAATCAGTGAAAGACAAGTATCCAAAACTCTAAGAGGTAAATCATGAAAATTGCGGTATATGCAATTAGTAAGAATGAAGAGCAGTTTGTAAAACGGTTTTGCAATTCAGCTAAAGAGGCCGATGTTATATTGATAGCCGACACTGGATCTACGGACAACACCGTTCAGGTAGCAAAAGAATGTGGCGCACAGGTATACAACATTTGTATTAACCCGTGGCGCTTTGATAAGGCCCGAGACACAGCCCTTGCTTTGATTCCTTCTGACATTGATGTCTGTGTTTCGCTGGATTTAGATGAAGAGTTGCAACCCGGCTGGCGTGAAGAAATTGAGCGTGTGTGGAAAGAAGACACTACACGGTTGCGTTATAAGTTTGACTGGGGATGCGGGATTGCTTTCTATTATGAAAAGATCCATCATCGCAAAGGGTATCATTGGCATCATCCATGCCATGAATATCCAGTACCCGATGTACGTACCAAAGAAGTTTGGGCGCAGACTGATATGTTGTTGGTCATTCATAAACCAGATCCAACCAAGTCACGCGGCCAGTATTTAGATTTGTTGCATTTGGCAGTTACGGAAGACCCACGTTGCCCACGTAACGCATTTTATTACGCAAGAGAGCTAACGTTCTATCGTAAATGGCAAGAAGCAATTGATGCGCTAAACAAATATTTAGCCATGCCAGAAGCGACATGGCCCAACGAGCGTTGCTATGCAATGCGTCTACTTGGCAAGTCGTATGATGAGTTGGGATGGGATGGATTGGTATGGCACCGTCGCGCATGCGCGGAAGCACCTAATACACGTGAACCCTGGTGTGATTTAGCGATGGCATGCTATCGTAAAGGATTGTGGGAAGAGTGCTTTGCTGCGGCAAGTAACGCACTTAAGATTACAAACAAAGAAGCTGTGTATACCATGGACCCAACTGTTTGGGGCGCGTTACCACATGACTTACTTTCAATTGCCGCACACAAGTTAGGAATGAAAGAAGAAGCAATTAAGCATGGTGAGATTGCCGTTCAATTCGAGCCTAACAATGAACGATTAATAAAAAACCTGGAGTATTACAAAGGATAACATGGCACAGGCAAATAATACAACCATTCAGCTGTATCACAGTAGCACTCCGGCTGCAACGCCGAGCGGTGCCAATCTGGCTTACGGTGAATTAGCGCTTAATATCGTTGACGGCATACTGTATTTTAAAAACAGTAGTAACGTCGTTTCAATTTTAGCTAGCACCGCTGGCGCATCCGGCACAGTACAAAGTGTGTCAGTAGCCACAGCTAACGGCTTTAATGGTTCGGTGGCTAACGCAACAACTACGCCAAGTATTACTTTGTCGACAACAGTAACCGGCATTATTAAAGGCAACGGAACAGCCATGTCCGCTGCCGTGTCTAGTGTGGACTATGCACCAGCGACTACCGGCACTTCTATTCTTAAAGGTAACAACACTGGCGGCTTTGCGGCCGCAATATCCGGCACAGACTATGCACCGGCAACTACTGGTTCTGATATTCTTTACGGTAACGGCACCGGCGGATTTAGCGCAGTAACTGTATCAGCACCGCTTATATTTAGCGCCGGTACTTTGAGTCTTGGTGCGGTAACAGCCGGATCCAGCATTCTTTACGGTGACGGTTCTGGTGGCATTAGTAACGTTACGGTAGGAACTGGTTTGTCGTTTGCGGGTGGCACATTAAGCAGCACGGGAGCTCCCTCAACATCCGGCACGTCTATTTTGTACGGAAACGGATCTGGCGGATTTAGTAACGTTACTGTTGGTGCAACGCTATCGTTCTCTGCAGGCACATTAAGTGTTGTTAGTTCACCAAGTCTAACCACTACAAACTGGACGGTTAGTGAAACCGCCGGTAAGTTATATTTTGCATACGGCGGCGTCAATAAAGCCAGCTTAGATTCTAGCGGCAACTTTGTGGTTGTCGGCAACGTAACTGCTTACGGAACGATTACCTAATGACTATACCGGCATCTGGGCCGATTAGTCTAATAGATGTTCAAACAGAATTTGGCGGCCAAAACCCGATTAACCTAGGCGATTATTACGCTGGAGGACTGTACGTAGGAGCCGGCACTACCGGAACTTATGGACCAGTGCCTTCGTCAGGGCCAATTAGTTTAAAAGATTTTTATGGCACATCAAGGCTTACTACCACAGTAAACTATATTGCCACACAATATACTTCAGGTCAGTACATTACCTCAGCCGATGGTATTACATGGACGGCGCGTAACTGGCCAGACGCAACAATATGGTTGTGGGTAGCAAGAGGCGATACTAAGTGGGTAGTTTTCCCTGACACGGGTGGCACCGCATTGTATAGTGCCGACGGAATAAACTGGACCAGCACCCCGTTACCATTTTCAGCATCTTGGTCTACCGTTGGATATACAAACGGTCGATTCGTTGCAGTTGCTTTCGTAGGCAACACGGGTGGAACCCAAGCGGTTTATTCTGATGATGGAATTAACTGGATCTCAACGTCACTACCATTCTCGTATTGGTCAAGAACATCCGGTGCAAATGGCGCGTACATTGTATCAACCGGGGTCAACTCAGGTAACGTAGTTGGGCGATCAATTGATGGCGGTATTTCTTGGTCTACACCCACGGTATCAACTATCCCAATGTTCTGGGGTAATGCAGCATACGGTAATGGTGTGTGGGTACTTACTTCGTTCTATGACCAATACGGTAACGGCACTACATTAAATGCAAGATCGACCGATAATGGTGCGTCTTGGACAGTTGGCGGTGCGTATCCGTCAAATGGTAACTGGTACTCAATAGCATACACTCAAACCAGATTTGTATCTGTTAAGTTACGACAAAACGCATTTGGTGGAGATTCTAGCGAAGCCGCATACTCTAATGATGGCGGCTTAACATGGATTGCATCGTCAATGCCGGCTTCTAGTCAGTGGGTCGGAACATCATACGCAAAACCATTTAGTAATGTAGTTTCGATTGGATTAGGCACTACTTTGGGAGCATACTCAAGTAACGGTGGAGTTACGTGGTCCGCAACAACTTTACCAATAGCCGGTAATTGGAACGGCATCGCAGCTAAATAAGGAAAATTATGGCAACGCAACCAATAACTATACCAGCAACAACGGCACCTGTACCACAACCACAGCCTGCACCAACAAACTCGTAATTTAGTATGCCATTAAATCCAACAGGCCCAATTAGTTTAGGCGGCAATACATTAGGTGAATCTGTAGCGCTTCAACTAGGATTGGCCCCAACCGGCCCAATTAGTTTAAATGATGCAGTGGTAAGAGCTTTGGCTGAAGTGCCAACGGGCACAATAATAATGCCCGATAATTTTTGGGGTAAACCATCAGCATTTATATTTACGCCAACTGTGACAGTGCCCACAACTGATTTTAATTTGTACAATGCAGCAGTTGCTGCTGGGTGGGATCAATCTTCTGTTTTAAATGCCACTATAACAATTGATGGCGGGGCCACATTAAGATCCTCTTCAACAAGCACCGCTGCATTAGATGCTAGTGGACCTTTCCCCCCGGGCTCAGTGCTTGCACTTATAAACAACGGAAACGTTTTAGGTTTAAGAGGATTAGCTGGTGCTGGCGGAGTTGCGATAAATACAGCTAACCCAATTAGAAACGGAACCCCAGGACAAAATGGAGGGCCCGCAATATCATTAGGTTTAGCTTTGACCCTTACTAATAACGGCATTATTGCCGGCGGCGGTGGCGGCGGCGGTGGGGGTGGTGGAGCAGATTACGGCGGCGGTTTAGGATTTTGGCAAGGTGTTGGCGGTAGCGGAGGTGGGGGCGGAGCCGATTTTGGTCCGGGCGGAGCTGGAGGTATAACTATTATGCCAGGGGGCTCTGCTGTAAGAAATGGATATAACGGAAGCCCCGGAACAGCCACCACCGGAGGAGCTGGAGGCCCATTTGGGGTTTACAGTGGATTTTTTGCTATAGGTGGAGCGGGTGGTAAAGGTGGTGATTTGGGACAACCGGGAACAGCAGGAAGTTCTCCCCCTCCAGGATACACAGCGTTTCCTTCTAGCGGAGGCGCAGGTGGTGCAGCCGGAAATGCAATTATTGTAAACGGAAATTCTATAACCTATTTAGTTTCCGGACAAATTTACGGACCAATTAGTTAACTTTTAAGATAAACATTTATGGACTTACAAACATTTATCAACTTCATCCTGCCCACCGTATGTGGCATTCTTGGATGGTTCTGCCGTGAGCTCTGGACTGCTGTACAGGAACTCAAAGAAGACCTAGCAAAACTCAGAGCAGAACTACCCACGCACTACGTCAGCAAGGACGACTTTAACGATCGCTGGTACGAGGTCCTCAAAGCCTTGCACCGTATTGAAGACAAACTAGACCAAAAGGTAGACAAATGATTATCGAATCCATCATCGGTGCATTGGTGCCGGTTGGTGTTGAGGGTATCAAACAACTCATCAACCGCTTTACTGGCGGAGTCAAACCAACCACTGTGGCCGAGCAGATTGAACTTGAAAAAATGGACATTAGTCGGATTGAGGCGATTGCCAAGCTAGACGCACCAGCTGGCACACCCAGTCAGTGGGTCATCGATCTGCGAGCTTCTGCACGATACATCGGTGCCTTGTTTGTAATTGGTGTTGGTATTGGTACACTGTTTTTTAATGTGCCGGCGGAAATCCAACGCATCGGTATCGAGGCCGCCAACATTGCGTTCGGTTTCTTATTTGGTAGCCGCATTATGGCCAATCTTAAACGATGAATCTAAGTCCTAATTTTACATTAGAAGAATTAATAGCAAGCGAAGTAGCCCAGCGAAAAGGGTTAGACAATACCCCCAACGCTACTGAGGTGGCTAACCTAGTACGTACTGCAGAACTTTTAGAAAAAGTCAGAGCATTACTTGGTAAGCCAATTTTAGTCAACTCCGCATTCCGGTCTAAATCGGTTAACGATGCGGTAGGATCCAAAGACACCAGCCAACATCGAATCGGCTGTGCTGCGGACATTCGCGTGCCTGGCATGACACCCAAAGAGGTGGTCCGGGCGTGCATTGATGGAGGAATACCCTTTGATCAGATTATTGAAGAGTTTGGTTCGTGGACGCACATTAGCGTCCCCAATACCAAAGAACAACAACCTAGGCGCCAAGCCTTAATTATTGACAGGAACGGTACCAGACCGTACAATTAGTCCAAATTAAGGAGGTAGCCATGGTGAAGACCTGGATTGCGTTCGCGTGCGCCTGTGTGTTTTTGGCACATGCTGCTTGGAAAACTAGCATTAAACCAGAGCCCGTAGAACCTTGGGTAACTAGCTCAACCATTGAGCTTATTGAGTATTTTGAAGGTAAGCGCCATAAAGCCTACCGTGACAGCCAGGGACACTGGACGATTGGGGTAGGGCATTTAATTAAGCGCAAAGACCATCATTTGCTGCGTGTAGAGCTTACAGAAGATGAGGTAAGGGGTCTCCTACATAGGGACCTTGAACTCTGCTCTAAAGCCCTAGAAAGCGTGTTTATGATGGGTTTAAAAAGGCAACAAATTGACGCCTTGCACAGCCTATGCCATAACATTGGCCCAGATAACTTCCTGCGCTCCGACGTGGTGAAGTACCTCAAACAGGGGCAGATGGACAAAGCAGGAGACGCATTTTTAAACTGGTCCAATCCAGACGTCTTGCGCAAAAGACGGACCATTGAGCGGGCCTTGTTTTTAGCTGGCACCTAGGGCGTTTTTGACCTTTTCAGCGTATTAGTAAATATAAGGGATTGATCACCCTTTTTTCACCATTTAACCTCGAGGAATCAACATGGAAGGCTTTAAACAATCAACCAAAATGCAATGCTTCAAAGAAGGCAAAGCAGTAAAGTATAAATCCCGTCATTCTGAAAAGAGTGAAATGCGTGAAGACATCGCCCAAGATAAAGCTATCGTCAAAAAAGCATTTAAGATGCACGATACGCAAAGCCATGAAGGTGAGAAAACCAATCTTTCTAAATTAAACAAAGGTGGCCGCGCCAAGAAAAAAGTTGGCACTGTTAAAAAATACTGCGGCGGAAAATCAATCAAAAAGTATGCCGACGGTCAAGAAGTTGTAGCCGATAATCCAGATGATATTGGCGGTAGCTTACTGCGTAAGATTGGTAAAGTGCCTGTGGTTGGTGGATTGCTAGAAAGAGGCGCCACACGTTTAAGAAACAACGTCATGGGAACGCCCGAGCAAAACCGTATTGCTAGAGAGCAACGGCTAGCCATGGAGCGTCGCAAAGCAGCCGCAGCTGCAGCAGCTCAGGGTCAAACGCCTCCAGGTCTTGCAAACGCAATGCAAGAAGTTACACAAGGTGGTATGGCTACGCCGGTAACTGGACAGAAAAAAGGCGGCAAGGTAAAAAAGTATGCTGACGGCGGTTCAGTTCTTAAATCAGTCGACGCTGAAAAGAACCCCGGCTTAGCTAAACTGCCAACCGACGTACGTAACAAAATGGGCTACGCTAAAAAAGGCGGCAAAGTAAAGAAAATGAATACGGGCGGTGTTACTTCCCAAGTTGCTCAAGATATCATTGAGGGTAAGCGCCCAGCACAAGCAACCCCTGGCAAAATGACGCCAGAAGAGCGTCGTGCATCAATTGGTAAAGCATTTGGAGCAAAATAATGCCAATGAAATCTGAGCAGCAAATGAAAGCCATGTACGCTGCAGCTGCTGGCAAATCGACTCTTGGTATTCCCAAGAAGGTTGGTAAAGAGTTTGTAAAAGCTGGTAAAGCACAAGCCAATCTACCTAAAAAAGTAACTAAGCGAGCTTCTGGCCGCGGGAGATAATCTTGGCCTATTCAGGTACAGAAAACCAAACTAAGATCAATGTAGATCAACTGATCTCATACGCGTATCGCGATGCTGGTAAAGCGGCAGAAGAGATGACGCCCGAGTATGTCGAAGCTGGCAAACAGGCGTTGTATTATATTCTGCAAAACTTATCAAATCGCGGCGTTAATCTTTGGTTGTTGGAAAATAAAGTAATTGGTGCGCAAACTAACCAGCAGTGGTTGACACTGCCAGCTAGCACAATTGACATTCGTGAAGCCAACTGGGTGTACATTGTTAATCCATCCATTACGTCTGCGTTACCGACAAGCAACCCAAACGTATCTAATCTGTTTGATCAAACCGATAACGCTGACTTAAACCTCAACGCAACTACCACGTTAAATAACAATTGGTTTGGTGCGGGCTATAGCAACCAAACTCGTATCTTTTATGCTGGTTTTAATGCGTATGCCCCCGCCGGCACCGCAACTTACAAACTTAATTTAGAGGTTAGCAACGACGGAACAACTTGGGATGTTTGGGAGTCATTTCCCGATACAACTTTAAATGACCGCGAGTGGGCGTACTTCACAATTAACGCCACGCAGCCATTTTATTATTTCCGTTTAAAAAACCGTGACGCCGCGAATACATTTTCGTTACGCGCCATTCAGTTTGCGCAATCCCAGCAAGTAATTCCCTTGGCACGTTTGAACCGTGACGATTATTGGAATTTACCAAACAAACAGTTCCCATCCGTTCGCTCACTGCAATACTGGTACGATCGTCAGATTGAACCTAAGATGTATTTGTGGCCGGTACCAAACAACAACTATCAAGTATTTCAGTTGCTTGTTGAAAACCAAATGCCAGACGTTGGATCATTGACCAACGAGCTTTATCTACCGAACCGTTGGATTAGTTCAATTCAGGCTAGTTTGTCACACAGACTGGCTATGCAACTACCACAAGTTGACTCAAACCGGATTACCTACTTGCAGACAATCGCAGCTCAACTTGAAATGGATGCAAGTAACGAAGAGCGGGATAAGAGCCCGATTTATTTCCAACCTAATATTTCATACTATACACGATGAGCGGCGCATATGTAATGACTTACGACAACCTAGTGTTGGACGTTCAGCGGTATATGGAACGTAACGACTTAGGCTTTGTTGAACAAATTCCTAGTTTAATTGGATTGGCTGAAGCTGCAATTGCCGCTGAGTTAAAAAGCCTATTGCAATTAAACGTTGTAGAAACAACGTTATTAGCAAACCAAACAGTAATGGTTAAGCCAGCACGTTGGAGAAAAACCGTATCAGTAAAAACAAACGGTAAGCCTCTTTTGCTTCGTTCACAAGACTATATTGCGCAGTACCAATCAGAATCCGATGCAGGCGTGCCACTGTACTACGCTGACTATGATTACAATAACTGGACATTTGCGCCGGCCCCATCAGAAGATACTCCGGTTGAGCTGATTTATTACAGCTTAATTCAGCCATTAGACTCAACTAATCAAGAGAATTTATTCACACGCGAATGTCCGCAGGCCATGTTGTTTGGCACGTTGTTGCAAGCTCAAGGCTATTTGAAGGCATTGGACAAGCTGCCGGTTTGGAAAAGCTATTACACCGACGCATTGGCTGCTTTGAAGAAAGAGGATAACTCGCGTCGCTTTGATAGAAACACATCGATTCAGGAACCCTAAGAATGCCACAAACATTTACCTCGCCGTTTACCGGCAACGTCATTCAGCCAACAGACGTATCATATTACAACTTACAGTTTAGCGAAAACGTACAACTGTATTGGCCTGCGGTTGTTAATCCAACCCAAGTTCCTGCTGCTCGTATTATTGATGCCTCCGCATCAAACGCCAATAGAAACATTTTTTTACCGCAAGCTGATCAAGGTTCTGTCGGTTCTGATATTTTAATTATTAACAGCGGAGCACAAGCATTTTTTGTAGCGGATTTTGATGGTTCTCAGTCTGTTTTAGTAAACCCTGGCGTATCTAAATATTTTTGGTTAGAGGACAACAGTACTGAGGCAGGTACGTGGGCTAACATTACATTTGGAACTGGCACTTCGGCAGCCGATGCAGCTAGTTTGGCTGGCTACGGTTTAGTGGCTCTTAATGGCGTACTTAACACTACGCAAAACATTATAGAAATAACTGCTACACCAACATTAAATGCAACAAGTCGCGCCGCGACATATGTTTGGACAAGCGGTAATGGCACAATCACATTGCCAGCTGTGGGAGACATTAATGACGGTTGGTATATTGGTTTTAGAAATTCCGGAACTGGAACGCTAACTATTCAAGGCCAATCTACTTCTACAATTAACGGATTACCTAGCATTGAAACTACTCCCGGCGATTCTGGTTTCATCATGTTTGATTCGGCCACCGGAAACTACACAACGATCGGATACACAGTTCCTGCAAACAGTACCTTTACATCGGCTGTGTATGACGTAGATTCGATCGTAGGCAATACGTTTAGTTTGGTTGCCAATGCACCAATCATTCAAACGTATGTTGCGCTATCTGGCTCCAGAACACAAACCCTGGCAATTACACTACCGGCCATTACTCAGATTTATTTTGTGGTCAACGACACGCAAAACGGCACATATAACCTGACATTCCAATTATCCGGAAGTGCACAGTCTCCAATTATTGTGTCTGCTGGTCAGGTTGTGACATTTCTTAGCGATGGTAACGTATTGTATGTATTGAACCAAACAACTACTGGCGTGTTTTTTGCAGTAAACGGTTCAGCTTCTGCGCCGTCTTATACGTTTAATAACGATAACCACACCGGTATGTATTTGGTCGGCACTAGTGTTTTGGGTCTAACCGCAAACTCAACACAAATGTTGGAGATTAATAACTCTAATACTCTCAGCCCTCAAATTAGAACCCCTGCCCAATTTACGGCATCTCTTATTACTGGCGGACAGTTCTAAATGGCGGATGCAAATCAGCAGTATAATTTAATTTATACGCTTGGTATTGTTCCTGGTATTAAACGGGACGGTACTGTATTTGAATCGCGCGAATTTACTGACGGTGTATGGTGTCGTTTTCAACGCGGCACGCCTAAGAAAATGGGCGGCTATCGTCAATTGTTTGCCACACTTAGCGGCATTGGCCGCGGAATGATTTCCAACGCTTACAACGGCGTTAACTATGTTTTTGTAGGTACAGAAAACACCCTTGATGTTTTTACAACTGGAACAACATTAGGCGTTGGTAGTGGTCCGTTTTTTGGTATATTTCAACCAGGATACAACGAGTTTGCAATTTCCGCAAACACAACAACTTCGTTTGATATTACAACGCCCAACACGGATGTAACTGCAGCGTTTCCGGCAGGCTTAGAAATTATTTTTGATCAAAGCAATCCGGTTGTTTATACTGTTACAAGTTCATCATTTGCTTCTGCAACTACTACGGTTAACTTTTCTCCAGCGCTTGGTGTGGGGGTAACAGTCACAGATGTATGGACATACCAACCCCCTATTTTGCCGGACAGCCGTTTGCTATGGCAATTTGATTTGCAGTACGTCCCGTCGGGTGGTGATCTACAGTTAATTGCCCATCCAGGACTAAACCTCTTTAATATTGATAATGGTATTGAGACCCCTATTTATGTGGGTAACATACAACCTGACTCATTGCAACAGTGGACGTTTTCAGTTTTAGCAGATAGCGGTGGTCAAAATCCAACGTATCGTCCGATTGAAGCTGACGGCGGTGTTTGCGTTTTGTATCCGTTCTTATTTGTTTACGGTTCAAACGGCTTTATCGCCAACAATCACGTAGACACAAACGCAAGTTACACAACGTACAACGCACAAAATTTGTCTGATTGGAACGGCCCAACAGCCAACCAGGTCAACATGGCGTCGTCTAAAATTGTTAAGGGTCTGCCAGTTCGCGGTGGTACCAATTCACCGTCCGGTTTGTTCTGGGCAACTGACAGTTTGATTCGCGTTTCGTTTACCGGAACTGCTCCGCTGTATTGGCGTTATGATATTATTTCCAGCCAAATCTCTATCATGTCTTCTTCGGCAGTTGTTGAGATGGACGGATTGTACTACTGGATGGGCGTTGACCGTTTCTATTTGTATAACGGACAAGTTAGTGTTTTGCCAAATGATAAGAACGTAAACTGGCTATTTGATAACCTTAACTACCAACAACGCCAAAAAGTATGGGCTACTAAGGTCCCAAGGTACAACGAGATTTGGTTCTTTTATCCTCGCGGCACTGCAACAGAATGTACCGATGCTATTATCTATAACGTAAAAGATAAGATCTGGTACGACGCTGGCAGTGCAACCGGTGCACAACGTTCCTGTGGCTACACTACAGAAATTTTCCCAACGCCGATTTGGGCTGATTGGAACTATGACGTACGCTATAGTATTCCATATGTAACGGTTGCAACTCCGCCCACATTAACCGCGCCTACAGCGTATCAGTTTTATTTAGAAGGCGATGCAACATCAATTATTACCCCTGGGGAATATGTTACAACTTCTAAAACCGGAGCAGATACATTTCATCGCGTTTTAACCAGTCAGCTTATTTACAATCTAAACGTTCCGCCCCCTGGTGTTACTTTAGTTACAGTAGAAACTCCGTTTATTCCGCCAGTACCAGTGGGCGCGCCCGTGTACGTAGTTAGTGGTGGATACGGAATTTGGCAGCATGAGTTTGGTTTAAACCGGGTTGGATTTACGGCTGAAACGGCTATTACATCTAGCATTACAACTTGCGACATCAGTTGGGTTGGCGGGGATCCGTCACAAGATACCAATCAGGCTATTAATCGACGCATGCACCTTCGTCGTATTGAGCCAGACTTTGTACAAGGCGGCGAAATGACTTTAAATATCTTAGGTGAAAAGTTTGCTAGGGGCGGCACACAAGTTAACGGCCCATATTCTTTTGGCCCGGATACGGAAAAGATTGACTTGCGTATAGAGCATCGTGAAATGCGCCTACAATTTACCTCAAACGCAATTAATGGCAACTATGAAATGGGCCGTATTTTGATCACCGCGGAGTACGGTGACGAAAGGCCGTAATGTCTGTACAAGGGTTCTTTCCGTTTGTTCCGGACTATTCTACTTGGGAAGACTGGAATGGCAATTTAATTATGTACTTTTCCGAAGAGATCATTCCGTATTCCACGGAAGAGAACTGGAGATTTACGGCTAAGAATCTAGTGCAGTTGCCTACGTTTTTAACGGCGCCTGTTCCGGACCCAGATCTATACGAAAACTGGCAAGACTGGGCGCACCAATGCTCCATCATTATTAACGGCGTGACCCAGTAATTAGGGCAAAAATGCCGTTTATTGCGTATTAGTGTATATAGGACAATTCAAGGATTTATCCACAAATGACCGATAACAAATCACCACAAAATGACGGCTCCCAAGGTGGGCTTGAACACGTCTCTAAAGAAGGTGGTTTGAACAAGGCCAACGTCAAAGAGATGGAGATTTACGACATCATTGAACATGATATCAAAAAATTCAACTTGAATATGGATCCAGAAACGACCTATTCGGCAATCGCCCATATGGTCAAACAGCCACAGTACCGTTTAATTCGAGCAAACAATACCGTTTTGTTTATGGACAATAAAGGAAACGGAACCGCCGATGGTCTTATCTTTACGGCCGACGGCCCGCAGACTTTTGTCAAGACTTTAATGCAGTTGGAAAAAGCGCTGGTTGTTGCCGGCATTCAGACTATGACTTTTCCGTCAAGCGGAATTGCAATTGAGCCATTACTAAAACGAGCAAAAATTAACTACACCGCCAAGTCGGTGGACTTAGAAACAGGTAAAGGTCAAATTATTACGGTGAACGCAAAATGAGCGGCGGCGGAATTCCAGTAATAAGCCCGCTTGCTAAAGCCGTCGAAGGCGTTGCTAAAGGGGTAGGGTCAACTGTTGAAAACATTGGCCGCAACCCCATTCCGGCCATTATGGCTATTGGTATCACCGTTGCAACAAGTGGTCTTGGTGCTGGTGTAGCCGCAGCGCAATTAGCTGGATTTACTGCTGCTGAGATTGCTGTTGCTGGTAGTATGGGTTCTATTATTTCAGCAGCAACTAATGCCGCTATTGCCAATGCGGCCATTGCTGCGGTCAACGGTGGTGACATTAGTAAGATTGCAACCGCTGGCATTATCGGTGGTTTAAGCGCAGGTATTACTGCGGGTATTCCTGTTGCAGACGTTGTTAGAAACGTAACTGAAGGATTAGATCCTTCAACCGTACAGATTATTCAGAATGCTGCTGGCCGCAGTGTTGGTAATGCAGTTAGTGCAGTATTGCAAGGTCGCGATCCGTTTACTGGCGCATTAAGTGGTGCAGTTAGTGGCGCGTTAAGCACCGCATTTACAAACGGCCAAATTGCAGAACTAAGCAAAACAGCCGGTAACATTATTGGTAACGTTGGTGCAGCTGCAGCGGTTGCTGGCGTAACTGGTAAAGACATTGAAAAAGCAATTGCCAATACTGCAGCTTATGGAATTGTAAACTCCGCATTAAGTGAAGCATTAAACAAATTCCAAGATATAAAATTTAATTACCAATCAAACGCAGATAAAATTAATCCGTTGATTGAAGAAGCAAACGAGTTGTACAAAACAGCTGAAGAGCAACGATTAGCTGCTGAAGAAAAAAATGCGGAAATAGATCCGCAGTTGGAAGAATATAAAGCTCAATACTATGCCGCTAAAGATGCGAAAGACGTGTCAGGCATGCAAGCAGCAGCGGAAAAATTTAATGAGCTAAACGCACAGCGTGAAGCAAACTTAGCAGACTTCAATCAGACCAATGCTAAATTGACGGAATTAAAAGGTCAGATTGAACCATTAAATGAAATACTTGTTCAGCAACAAGCTGAACTTGTTGATGCTGGCGATGCGTTGGAAGCTGCGTATGGTAATTTTAGCGAAACGGCAACAGAATTAACTGAGCGTCAAGCTGCTATTAATGAGTCAGCAAATCGTTTACCAACATACTACAAAGAAATTTACGACCAAGCCGTTGCAAAAGGTGAAGACGGCATGGCAGCAATTGCCGAAGTAAAAGAGTTGTACGAAGTTAACAAAGCAGAAGCTGAAGCGCAAATTTCTGATTTACCGCCTGAGTACAAAGCTGCATTCCAGTCACAGTTGCTTCAAGGTGTAGATCCTGGAGAAGCAGCACGTAACGTTCAAGACTTAATGACAAGAAACGTTGCTGGAAGTTTTGGCGCGCAAGACGAGTCTCAAAGTGAAAAAGACGTTGTTGCAAAAGTAGAGGGTGTTTATAAACAGAATCCAAACACTGGAATGTGGAGTGTGGTTGGTAAAGACCCCGAAGGCAACGAAATAACGTTAGTGCCGATAGCGCAAGGTGCTGGTGCACCATTAGAGGAAGGTGCCTCGGCAGGTTATTATAATCTGTCAACAAACCCAAATGACCCAGACGCGTACATTGCAGAAGCCGCACCAACAAAGTATAACTTAAATTATACGACTGATCCAAATACCGGCGAAATTACCGTTACAAATCCTGACGGTAGTAAAGATATTTACAATGCTGACGGCGATTTAGTTAGACAGACTAGTGCAGAAGGTACTACTAGTCCCTTTAAAGGGATTAATTTGGGGATGTTTAATGTCGCAAATAAAACCGTACGCACCCCCAGACCACGGCCACCTAGTACTGGCACTGGAACAGGCGGCACTGGCACAGGCACTGGAACCGGCACCGGAAGCACTGGCGGAACAGGGCTTAATTTAGGACTGTTGGGATCGGCACTGTTAGGCGCTGGATCATCATTCATGGATACCAGTACTGGTGGTGGTGGCACTGGCACGGATACCGGAACTACACCTCAACCACAGCCACAAGTGCAGCGCCCAATTGAAGCTCCGGACATTCAACATTTAACACCAAATTTAATTAAAGGATCAGCTTTCCAATTTGCTGATGAACCAGAATTTGAAATGACCTATAATCCAGTGCAGCCAAATCCGCAATATGGCTATCAGCAGCCTGCGCCCATTACTTTTAATGCTGCAAATGGTGGTTCTACGTCGCATTTTATGTCTGCGTTAAATCATCTTGCAACGCCAATCCAAAAGTATGCAGACGGCGAGCAAGTGCAAATGCCGTCTTCACCTAGTCCAACATTACGGCCAACACTTACACGCGGCAGCCCATTAGAACGTATGCGTCGTTTTAGGCCAGTGCAGTTTGGTCAGTATGAGCAAAAAGAATATGCGGCTGGCGGTAATGTAGAAGGCCACAACCCACAGTTTTACAGTGAGGGTGGGTTAAATTCGTTAGAGAATACATACGTCAAAGGGCCTGGTGATGGCACAAGCGATTCAGTACCGGCTATGTTGGCAGACGGTGAGTTTGTTATTCCAGCCGATGTAGTATCAAAGCTAGGAAATGGTAGTAATGATGCAGGGGCAAGTGCCCTTAGTCAGATGATGCAGTTAATTAGGGAACATGCACAAAACCACGACCCTAAAAAATTACCGCCCAAGAGCAAGGGCGCTCTCGCATATTTATTAGATGCAAAACGTAAGGTGACATAACCATGGCAGGCTTAAATAATCTATTATCGGATACAATGCAAACAACAACTACGCTGCCATCATGGTATGATGCGGCGCAGCAGCAAGTTGTTGGGCAAGGTGTTCAAGCATACAATCAAGCACCACAAATGGGGCAGACAGTTGCGCAGGGCGCAATTAATCAATTACAGCCTGGTCAAGCTAATCCTTTCACTCAAGCTCAGAGTTCATTACAACAAATTGCATCTGGTGCCGCTAACCCTTGGCTTGTAAGTGAGTCTGGTGAGGTAGCTCCAAACGTTACTACTCCTCTTGGCGGTTTGTTTGCTGCACAAAATCAGCAGCTTCAACAAATGATGCCTAACTACACCGCCCCTGTTCAAGGTGCCAATATTGCAACCGGCAACTTTGGTAGTTTGCGTGGTCAGACAGCTTACAATAAAGCTATGGGCGATGCCATGGCTGAGCTAAATACAAAACAAATGCAAGCCGCATTACAAAACCAGCAGACCGGTGTACAGGGCGCTGCTCAATTGGGTAACGTAACTCAGCAAGGCATTAACGCCGCAATGAACGTTGGTCAAGCTCAACAGAATGCTCCGTTTACCAACATCGGTAATTTAGCTAGCTTGTTAAGCACCATTAACGCACCTACAACTGTATCAAGTCAAAAGCAACTATCTCCATTAGGTCAGATTGCCGCTCTTGGAAACGCTGTATTAGGTGGTGCGCGAGGTTTAGAAGCATTTGGAAAAACAGCAATGGGGCAAAGTATTTTGAAACAATTACCTGGTTTAAGTGCAGTTATGGGCAGTGGCGGATATGGTGGTTCAGGATTAACCGCAGCACTTAATCCTGGAACATACCAATTGGCTGGCGGTGGTACAATGATGATTACTTCAGATGGATATCGTCAAATTACCGACGCTGATGGAAATATTACAGTTGTTGACAGTAGTGGTAATGTGTTAAATCAAACAGATGCTCAAACACTACAAGACCAATGGGCCGCCCAAGATTTAGAAAATGGCGGTGGTGGCGGTGGTGATACTGGCGGCGGTGATTATGGCGATATTAATTGGGATGCCGATATTGGTGCTGGCGGTGGTGGTGACTATTATGACGCTGGTTCTGACGCCGGTTACAGTGATTTATATTAACAAGGAATAGTAATGGCATCGTCCCCTTTAGATACCGTCAATACTGACACAGTAAGCGAAACCAGTACTCAACCTACTGGCGGCACCTATTACGCAAACGCGCCTAAAGCAACCGGTATTACTGATAAAATTGCGCTTGACTCTAATGAAACTAAAGAAATTCTTGCTCGCATGCAAGAGTTTATTGACCAACGTCAAAGTCCCTTAGCCCTTTTAATGGGCGGCATTAATAAAGCATATGCAACAACCTATGGTCCTGGTGCAGCATTAGACTACCAAAAACAACAAGACATTGAAGACAGACAAATTTTAGACTATCGCACCCAAATGGCTGCGTACCGTGCTGCTCAATCCCAAGCTGAAAAAGACGCTGCGCTGTATGCCAGTCGATTAAAACCGGGCGCTGGGCCAGCAATGCCAGCTGCCGGTGGCGCTGCTCCTGCCCCAACACCTGGAGCGGGCGCGGACGTAACGGCAGAAGGTGTCATGACCTACGATGGAATTCCTGTTCCGGATACAGTCAAAGCTCGATTAAAAGGCAATTTTGCACATGACAAACCCGTTCTCGATAAGTGGTTAGAAACGCGCACAACCGAAAGTGTTAAAAAAGAAATGTCGCCTTCAATGGCTACGATAGTTGATGTCTTTGGTGTAGGGCAAATGCCTTTGCACATGGCTGAAAAATATTTACAAAAACAACCTAATTTACAAGCCCTTGTAAATGGTGAAAAAGTGCCGTTGGGTAAAGTTATATCCGATGCACAAAAAGCTACTCCGCCAGCTGCGGCGCCTACACAGGCAACAAAACCAATGCCTGCGCCTGTACCCGGAGCTCCGGCTCCGGCTACCGCACCTACAACAACGGCTACAACGAAGCCCGCTCCAGCTGCTGCACCTGCAGAAAAGGCACCTGCAGCGCCAGCTACTGTTAAGCCTTCTCAAGTTACCGTCGGCCCCCCTGAGCCGCCAATTGCATCTAATTACATTGGCCGTCAATCTGAGTTTAATGCCGCTAAAGAAAAATGGCAAAAAGATTATGACGTGTACAACGCAACTAAACAAGAGTTGAGCAAATCGGGTATTGCTTCTATTCAACAAGAAGCTGATAAGTTTCTTGCTCGTACAGATGAAAGAATGCTTGCAAAACGTCAGGGTGACAATGATTATTTGAAACAAATTATTCAACAATTTGGTGGTAATAAAAACGTTGCAGGTGTGTTAAATTCTCCTACTTGGGGTAACGCAATTGCTACTGCGTTGCAAAAAGGAATTCAGGCACCTGGCGGCACACTTGCTCTTCCAGATATTGTTGAAATTTTACAACGAGCAAGACCAGATGCAAAAGAGGAAGACATTGAGGCATCTAAAGAAATTGCTCGTATTCTTGGACAGCGTATTCTAGATGTGGTTCAACAAACTAAAGGTAGCACGTCTGATAGAGATTGGGTGGCATTTAAACAAATTGCTGGTACCGCTGACAACGGTTGGGATGCTTTGTATAAAATTCAGCGTTATGATGAAGAAACGCTTAAGACAGATAAAAAAGAACGTGAATTGTTTAATGGCACTTATAACGGCCAAACGTTTGACTACAACAAGCATATTGTAAATCCTGAGCGTAAAAAATTGTACGAAGAATTTGGAAGAACTTTATCTGAAATAAACCGTACACGCTATGTACCGCAAACTACACCTCCGCGACCAAACAATGTTCCTGAAGGTGCTATGTATAACCCCACTCTTAAAAAGTGGGGTTGGTATGATAAAAATAAAAAATGGACGACCAACTAATGAACGATAAAGACACACTGAAACCGCCTGAGGGATGGGTTAAAGAAGGTCAAACTATTGTAATCAGTTCTGAAAAACCTGTTGAAGAAACACGCGGTGAGGGTTGGATGTATGAAACTCAACCTCCTGAAAGAAATCCTGCAGCAGATATGCTCACAGGTGCTGCTGCTGGTGCTGCAAGTAAGGTTGTCAATCCATTAACAAGTAAGGCTATTAATACCGCGGCAAATGTTATTTCGGGCCCTATGCCAGAGGGTGCAAAACCGTCCATTTATCGTGCCACGACGTCTAGTCCTATTATGAATTGGACTAAACAAATGGTTAACGTTGCCGATTATAGTCCAGCGGCCGAAGCAGAGCATTATAAAGACGCATATAAAAGAATGATGGCTGCTGAAGAAGCACGCAAAAAAGCTGAGAAGTTACAGAAGTTAGAGAATTTATTTAAATCTGAAGAAGAGATTCGTAAAGCTGCCACGCCAGTAAAAGATAAGATTTTAGCGGCCAATAAAGTTATGACCCCGCAAGCCCAAAGTCTTCCGGGTAAAATTGGTCGTCTTGGCGTAGAAACTTTGGGTCGTACTGTTGCTGGTGGATCTGCAGCATATCAAGGTGTTGATGCATACAATCGGCTCAAACGCGGAGACATTGCGGGTGCCGCATTAGGTGGTCTTGGTGCCATAGGTTCCGGTATGACTTTAATTCCCACACCCGCAACTCGCGTGGTTGGTACAGGTCTTGGGCTTCTTGGTGGGTTAGGTACTACGGCATTAGATAAGTACCGTGAGATGCAAAAACCTGAGATGGCAGATGGCGGTCCGGTTCAACATTTCTTCTTAGGTGGTACGGTGGGTTCGATAGCTCCGTCTATCGGCGCTATTAGTAACGCTGTGCAAAATATGGAACAATCTGCTCCGCAACCAATGCCGCAAACCACAACTCCAATTGCTCCGACACAACCAACGCCTTTTGTCGGAACGCAATTTGATGAGCGTAGTGTTCCTGGTGTACAAGAAGAAACCGGCACAGCAGTTCAAATGTTTGGTGGTACGCCACAAGGCACAACACCTCCAGCACCATTTAATCCTACCCCCAGACTATATGGTCAAGGACCAGAGTTAGCAACAAATACTGGCGGAAGTGTGGTTCAAATGTTTGGTGGTATGCCTCAGCAAGATAATAATTTGTTTACTCAAAACAATATGAATCCTACTGTAGGCAATCAACCAATGCCTCGACTTAAACAGTTTGTGCCTCAAGTACAACAATCTGTAACGCCTCGTCGCCCAACAGGTGGCGGTATGCCAACGTACATGCAAAACAACGCTGCGTATGAGGCACAACGTCAACGCATGGGTCCATACACCGCATTCCCTAACGCCAATCAAATGATGCCACAACGTAGAGTGGTGCCAAGGCGTGGTGTACCAATTGCCCGTATGGCCGAAGGCGGCCCTGTTAAGAAGTAATTATTTCCTGTAGCGTTTACCGTACCAACCCTCAGCTGCAAGAGGAAAATCGGGAGCCCATGGTGGTGGCGTGGTCATAATACGGATCACATCATTCATTGCGGACTCCCCGTTTTGTTCTTCCACTAAGAGGAGTACTTCATCGTGTACGGAGTTTATGATCTCATAACCGGCCGCGTCCAAGCCTATCATGGCGTGGGCGAGGAAATCCCTAGCAGTCGCTTGAACAGCACTTTGGAAGATACTGCTACCGATGAGTTGGTTCCGAGTCCATTGCCGGCTGTAGGTATTTTGCCCGTGGACGGTGACGCCAAACTTCTCCGCACCCCACGGAGTGGTGACCAACTCGAGCTTTGGCCGCTGCCAACAGATCAGTCTGCCACTCGGTAGGCGCATCCAAAGAACATCCTTCGCAACCTTCATCACAATATGCTTGCCAGCCGCAAACGGCGTGTTGGGCGTATTGATTGCTTCTGTGGCCGCATTCTCACACGCGGCCCACAACTCCTTGACTAGCGCATACGACATGCGGTAATTATCTACCGCATTCTTGGCTTGCGGCTCAGTTAACTTGACCCCCATCCCCTCGGCATATTTGACAAGGCCTTTCGCACCTTGGCCAAACATTGCGCCCAACACAGCGGACTTAGCAACTTGGCGCTGGTCCTTAGTAACGCTATCGTATGGAACCCGATAAAGCGAAGTACTGGCGAACGTTTTGTATTCATCTAATCCCTTTCTAAACATCTCAATCTTATCTTTTTGCCCTGCTAGCCAGACCCCAACTCGGTTTTCAATCGAGCTGAAATCCACATCCACAAAGGTCTTTCCATCTGGCGCCTTGATTGCACTTCGAACCAAAGAGGATAGTTCTCCCATACTACCAGTCTGACCATCAAAGACATGAACAATCGCTCTCTCAATCTGTTCGTCACTGATTGTGGGACGGGCAATATTCTGTAGATTAAGTCCGCCACGACTAGCCCAGCGACCAGTACTAGCCCCATGGTAGACAAGCGTATTTCGGATCCTGCCATTTCGTTGCACCCCCAACATCTTAGCGTACTTAGCCACGCTAGTTTGGCTGCCTTCTTGGCGTAACTGCAGCGCTTTTTTTACACGCGCGTGAATGCTGCACTGCAGCATTTTTGAGACGGTCTTTTCGGTCAAATCGTCCATGCCGGCGCCTTGTTCATTGAGCCAATTAAGCAGCTTTTCCCGCTCACTGGGCTTGTGGCCCGTCAGGGCAATACATTCCTCGTCAATAGCTGCCTGCGCCTTATTCACAGCGATAACGGCATTCTGGAGCTCCATAGGGTCCACTGGAACGCCCCTTGTGTTGATCCGCTGGGTCAGGGTCCAAATGTCCTGCTCAGAGGCGTCTAGGGGCCTTAGAAGGGCGGCAATGGCCATCTCTGTACGCACGTCCTGGGCACAGTACTGATAAAGTTCATTTAACAATGATGGATCGGTATTAAAGATTCCTTTAATATTAGGTTTGCAGAGGCCGCTTCTTTTTACTAGATAATCGCCTCTTTTATCTTTTTTATGCTGGGAATCCATAAATGTACCTGCATCATCAAGGCTCTGAGGCACGTTGTTGGCCGCGGCTACGGCCATGGTGTCAATGCACTGCTCTAGCTTTAGCTCTGGCCAGCCGTACTTTGGCACGCAGACGCAGTTCCAGATTGCGTACTCGAACATGGCGTTCCAAGCAGCTATCTTGCCGCCATTGCGGACGTGTTCAATTAGCTCGTTTGGTGCAAAAGAATTAATAGTTTGTGGTGAGAATACACCAACAGATTGTGGGTAGATACCATACGCAATACACAGCACCTCCGTGCTTGGGTCGTTGGCGTAAATGTCAAGGCCCACTTCTGTTATATCTACTTTACTGCGGGTCTCAAAGTCAATCGAATAAATCATAGTGCTCCTTAGGCAAGCAGACGTATCTGCGGTTTTTGTCTTATGCGTGTGTTCCGTAACCTAATCTATCTGTGTGCCATGCACTATCTGGTATGTGCATTCCTTTTAATGGCGTCACAACTTCTACTACAACCCACATATGATTAGGATGTCGTTCATTAAAAAATGGCAGCATTTTGTCCGCCATTTCTTTATGGCTGTAAAATCCATCCATTGCGCCAGACTGTAAATCAAGAACTATAAAATTGCTCATTTTATTTCCTTTAAAAAAGGGGGCCGTACTGCGCCCCCAAACATCACCCTACCAGAAAAACTGTGGAGAGGTTACAAGCTACGCCTGCCTATTCGTTGATACCATGGTTAGAAACTAGGAAAATCCCCATGTCCTTGATACTCTCCGCGCCTAGTTGACTCTTTCCACCGCCACGCAATGCTCCAGTTAAAGAGGTTGAGTGGCGGGCACTTCCAAACTTCAGATCTCACAAGAACCTGCGCTACAGGCTAACTGCTGCGCACCCTCGACGTTATCAGTTACTTCTTTGAACTCGTTCCAGTTGATCGTAGGGACTTTGGCTTTGAGCTCGTTGTATTCTTCTTCGGTGCACTCTTCGTACGGGGCTTGGCGATATGTTCCGCCATCATAAGGGAGGTAGCTGACACCACTAATTTCCCCGAATTGTTCCCACGTCCAGGCGCCGACCCTTGGCCAGTCATTTTCTGATACTGAGATGGTGACAGAGGGTTTGTGCTCGCACCAGTGCCTTTGATAAGTGAGCCATAACTCAAGATGGTCAATAGGACTGACATCTGCTCGGGTGATTCCGGCGGGTGCTTTTTGAGGAAAGCTAAACACAACTGTCTGATCCGGTTTATAAACGCAAGCCTCATTTGGGATTCCTTGTTGGATTAAGAACTGTGTAAGAGGGTCTTTTTTATCGCCTCTAACTCGGCGGATATAGTACTTACTATGTCTTGGGTGTATTCCAGATGCGCTATCAACAAGCTGGCTGACGGTTCCGGATGGTTTAACGCAAGTGATCGCAGCACTCTTAGGTATTCCGAGCAAAGCTGCGTATTCCTCATTGGTTCTTCGAGCTTCCTCTCGAAGTCGCGATAGTAAGTCATTTAGTTTATCTCCTTGTGTTGTGAGCAATGGGTTGTCGTAAATTCCTGTAAGCGACACTCCCAACAATCTTTCTTCCTCGGTGTTACGCTGCCACACTTTGCGCAGATACGGAAACTTTGTAAAGGTGGCCTGTATTGTGCCAAGAATCGAAGCAATTCGTACTTTTCTAAGAAGCGTTTCTTCAGTGTCATCATGGCGTACTACCGCTTCCGTGAGGTTACAAAACTGATAAGGCCGAAGAATAATTTCCGAGCACGGGTTTGTGCCGAACTCAAAGTTTGGATCACGGTGACCATACTTTGCCACAGTTTTCTTTGCAGCTTCCCGGTTAAATATACCACGTTCGCCACTGTGAGAATTATATAAAGAAAGCCATTCCTCCATAAACTTCCCCACTGTCGGAGTTTCATTATAGACGGCTGAATTGTTTGCAAGTGCTCTATGAGGAGCTGTTTCCCACCATGGTCCAGCTTTGGCATGACGAATCCTTTCATCATCAAGATCAGATAGCGAGATCATGGCCGAGCGGCGCACGCCACCCACGACAACTACCTCACCAATCTTACACATTAGATCATGACATTCTAATGAATGCAACTTACGGCCAGCCGCATGCTTGAATGTATTGACCGCAAACTTAAACAAGTCAACTAATGGTTCCGGCCCTGAAGCTCGTCCACCAAATGTTTTGAGTCGCGCTCCCGCTGGTCTAATGCTGCTGACGTCCCATTTTGGGATTTCTCCGGCGTAGAGGTGTGCAATGAGTAAACGTAATGACTTTGCCCATCCTTCCTTACTATCGTGGACGACAATCGTATGCTCTGAATCAAACAGAGTTTCTGGCACTTCGGGCAAGTTGTTAATGTACTTGGATTCAACTGAGAATCCAACGCCAGTACCGCAGAGCAGGATGAACATGGCTTCGTCAAAGGACTTGGGGTCATCCACTGGGAGATACGAGCAATTATAGACGCAAGTATTGTCACGATCAGCACTCTTTCCTGCCGTCATCATGGCTCGCATGGACGGCATCAAATCTAAGTTATGGATTGCATCAAAAATTTCATTCTTTAATTCTGTGTTTTCTTGTATTGCAGGGGTACGACTAAAAATATATTCTACGTAACGATTTACTGTTTCGGCCCATGTCTCTCTACGTTGCTTATCATCGATAAAACGTGCGTAGCGACTGGCGGCGATGTATTCTTGATACTGATCCATGTATTATTCTCTATGTTATATGGGTTGATGAAAAAGGGAGGCCGCAGTTTCTACGGGCACTCCCTGTGCTACTGACTACTTAAACTGCGAAGTCTGCTGCGGCGGATGTTGCGCCGCCTAATTTCTCGCCGTCTTCTAACTTTTGAACATTGTTCAAGCCACATGCAATACCTTTAGAACCTTGGGCATTGTATGGGTAGAACGTGATTGAAGCGCGGCCATAGCAGCCACTATAAAACTCTGACTGATCCAAGATTGGATTGAGGTCAGCATCTACAACGCCGGGCTTTTGTGCCGAGTTAGCGTTGATAAAATAGCTGTTAGCGTATGCTGGATCGTCTTTCTCTTCGTCGCCATCACGCAAACCGCCTTTGAGACCTTTTGGTACTGTGCCGCCAAAATAGGCTGCCGCACCGGCTTTGGTGTCCTCAAATGCTTTTTGCAATTTAGCGATAGTTTCTTTATCCGATTTAGGAATGATGATAGAAACGGAGTACTTAGGTGCACCGCCCTCAACGGAGGCTTTGGGAGTGAATACGTTGGCATAGGAGAAACGAACCTTACCAGTTACAACTTTTACTTTAGCTGCTTGTGTCATGATATTACCTTTTTAAACGTTAGAACTGGACTTCAATAGGGGCCAGCTCGTCTACCCTTACTTATACTAATACGCAAATCATAACATTATTTTTTTCACAATGTGATAAATCACGCATCGTACAAAATACCGTGTGTTTCTAAAGCCCGTTGTATTGCCAAGGCCCGAATAAAATCAGACAGATACTCCGGTTCATGCAATATTTCTGGTTCTTCTGCAACAGCATCAAGAACTTCGTAGATGGCATTTCGGATTTGGGCAATTGATTCATGTTGCCCGCTGCCTGGAAGGCCGTCAAAGTCTTTAATAAATTTGTTTATAAGTATATCCGGAATATCAAATTCCGCGTCAAAATACTTGACTAGCATAGGTGCCCTTATTATAGTTGTTTTGCCACCATGTACAGGCCAACGTTACCTAAACTATAGCCTAGGAAACTGATGCCCAGTCCAACTTGCCCCTTCCAAAAAAGATCCATAGCAATAATAAAATAGACTACGCCAATTGTTGCGATAAGCCACGCACTCATGATTGACCCCACAGTTCCATGCTCTCAGTGCCTGGTGCACTGTATGCTGACATTGGTTTGTTTTCAGCGTGGTTCCAGTTAATGTATGGCTCGAATTTTTTCTTAACCAAGATAGTGATGTTACTGCTCACTCCGTTACTAGCTGGCATGTTGATATACATGCGGCTGATTTCGTTAAAAAATAACTGAGCTACCCATGCGGCGTTTTTGAAGTCCTGTGGCCTGCGTGTGTCATGGAATAACATTACACCGCCAACCTTCAACGCGTTCCAAGTTTTGATTGCAAAATCTAAACGCATATTGTCAACGCCGTCAACAAAAATCAAATCATAAATGGGTTCTTTAATGATTTGGTCAACGCTGTTATATAAAAAGAAAACTGGATTGGTTTTGTCTGATATGAGATCTAGTCGTTTTCTTGTCAAGCCGACCCACTCAGGATCGGTCTCAACGCTGTATAACAGTTCTGGTTTGCACTGGGCAAACAGCTGCGTGCTGCCCCCAACGCCAAACTCTAATATCCTGCGAGCCTGTCTGCCGTAGCAGCACAGTACGTCGGCGTCCTGAAGACTTAAGTCTCCAATAAATTTAAAATCTCCAAGATTCTGCAATCTCATTTTTTACCACCGATCTTTTGGTTAGTGAAGTCGCAGTGTTTATTGTACCCCATCTTGTAACATGGGCAGTGCTTAGACAAAATAAAGCGAATAAGTTTTTTAATCATTTAAAGTCCTCCTTAGCTGTTTCCTTGGCTCTCACAAGTTTAGGCGCACCGTCTGGCCGTAATACTAAATCGCCCAACCATGCTGCAACTTGTTTGTTGATCTTTTCTAATGAGGCTATTGATTTGAGCTTGCGAGGTTCCCAGATTAGTTCCTCGTTCATGCCCTTTTCTTTTAACACTACTGCGGCGAGTTCATGATCTGAAATCTTGCGGTGTGTTACTGAATTGGATAGCTTGTATCCTTCGGGTATAACATTTTCATTAATCGCTTTTTCTAATGCGTACTCTTCTACATCATTGACCCACGTACGTAAGTCTTGTGCTTTTGCCAATACTAATTGCATTTCTTTTTCGTCTAGTAATGGCGGTGGCCTAAATTCTAATTTAGCCAGCTCGTTGTTGAAATCGGAGCGGGCGCGGCATTGCGCTTTTGCTTTACAAAATTGACAATGATCGCCAGGTAAAAACTCGCCTACGCCAGCCCAAGCCTTTTTTGCTTTGGGTTTAACGAAGGAGTTAGCCCAATCGAGTAGCTTGGTGACTGTGGTGCCGTCAGTTGATATGCTGTCCAAGCGAGGCTGGAGGATCGTGTAGGAAACCTCTTTGATGTCCGGAAAATCTTCTTTAAATTTTGAATATGCACCAAGAGCATATAGTCGTAGTTGTGGGTTGTCGAGTGCATAGATTGGCACACCCTTCCCAAATTTGAGGTCGATGACTCGAACGGAGTGCTTAGAAAGTATAACCACATCGGCTGTACCAAAGCCATCAGGAACCCAGTCAGAGAAGTCCACACGCTGTTCAAAAAGTGGTAGATCGCCCTCACCGATTTGGGATCGTACATAGAGGACGTAATTGTCGACATATGCTTCAAACTCTTCGTTGTAGTACGGCGTGTTTTTAATGATTTCGTATTCACGTTCAAACTCCTCAATTCCAATCTGCCCATAATGATATCGTAACTTGATCTCGCCCAAAGAGTGGGCCATCGTGCCTTCTTGACTAAAGTCAAAAGCATTGGAGCCACGTTTTGGTTCGGGAAGTGTAGCTTCGAGGCGAGCGGACGGCGTGCAAGTTAGCCATCGCTTAGAGCCGGAAGCGCTCAGTAGAGCATGCGCGGTCATATTATTCTTTCAATTCGGTTTATCGTACTCTTACTAATACGCAAAAAAGCCACCAATTAGGTGGCTTTTTGACAAAAACTGAAAAAATATATTTTTAGGATTTTAGGGCGGCGATCAAGTCAGACACTTCTTTTTGGAAGTCGATTGTAACCTCTTGTTTTACGTTTGATTTTACATCCATGCGGTCTTTGTAATCGTCTGGATATTGGCCGCGTAAAGCAATCTCAGCAACGCGGCTGTTAAAAGCGCGGTTGTCCAGATTAGCAAGCATCATGTTTTCCCAATAGGCTTGCCCATAAGTGGTGGCCAAGTCCATGGTTTCGGCAAAGAACGGATCGTCTTGTTTCCACTTTGCAGCTGTGGACTTACTAATGTTAATGGCCGCATACATGGCTTTTTGGGATGCCCCCATCTTACCTAAGTTCAAGATGATCTCAGCCATCTCTTTGGTAAATGTTGGTTTGATTGGTTTCTTAGCTGCCACACTTCCACCTTTTTAAACTAGCTGCCTTGCGTGTTGGCCTGCCTTGCTCATCCTTCATAGGACCAGGCATGCCTGACATGCGGGCGCAGAATGATTTTTTACGAGGGCCGCCCTCTGGTTGAGGGGCCTTTAAATTTGAGCCCGTCTCACGATTGTATTTTGCGCGACCTTTAGCAGTCAATCCAGCGCCTTGAGATACTGGTAACTTTTCTCCGCGCCCTACAGCCAGCGATGGGCCTTTCTTTTTAGTTGCCATTATTTCTTTGCGGTCTTAGCAGATTGAATAAACGCGTCTTTAGTTGGCGCGCCTGGGTCACCAGGTTTGCGCATCTTCTCGCCAGATCCTTCGGCAATACGACGACGCTTGGCCGCGATATTGGCATAGAGGCCGGGTCGTGCAGATCCGCCATCTTTATAATTACTTGTTGGCATTTCAACTGATTTTCGTCTTGTTTGTTTTAAATCTTTATCAGATAATGCACCTTTAGTGGACGAAATGCTCATCATTTCGCTATCTTTATCAGATAATGAGCCAGTTAGTCTACCATCGGACATTTTTTTAACTGTGCCGCCAGTATTCATTTTTGGTAATTTTTTAAATCCGTCCATAAAATAGCCCATAGGTTAGGCACCACAGCTCTAAACTTACCTTATAGGTTATGAATAGAGCTATGGGTGCGAGTGATAAATAGAAAAGTTCCCGTTTAGAAAACAGCGGTAATCCTGTTAATTCGTTTAACGCCATCAACCAGCTGAGTCTCAACTGCATTGCTAATGAACTTGTTCATCTCAACAGCATTGTTGATAATCTCGTCCATCGTCGGAAACTTGGGCGCGTTTTCCAGCACTTTTTTGCCGGCTTCGTCCAGTAGTTCCCAAGCCTTGAGTTGGGCGTTGTATTGTTCGGTCAAAAACTCTTTAGAAGTCTTGAGTAAGTCGTAGCGTAATTCAAATGGATTCATGTATTTCTCCTATGTGTTTGTGTGTAAGTGCCCGCATTTGGTACAAAATCCTTGCTGTCTTGGGCGTTGCAAGAATAGGGCCTCCGGGCGTCTCCCGACGTGCCATACTACCCTATATTAACTAATACGCTTTTGTGACCAAATCCGCCCTAGTCCGGAACAATGATTTTACGGATGGGCTTTTCCTTGGCTTTCTCCTCGGCTTCCATCATTTTACGGAAGGTCGGCATCATCTCGTTGACAATAACTTTGGTCATGGCTTCGGCCCGTAGGCGGTGTTCTATTTCCTGTTCGGCGGTTGTCTTTTTTGTTTTTTCTTCCACGGCTTGGATGATGTTGTTTCCAAACTTGCGGTGCTTTAAAAATTGGCGGATAAAATTATCCATCTTTTTTCTCCTGATTGGCCAGCAGTGCGTCCACTTGAGGTTTGCACTGTGTCTGGATCGTATTAATTGATGCGGCTACTTGCACAAATGGCATTTCGCCAAGGCAGTATAAGATTGTGTTGATTTGTTTGACGGTCAGATTTAATACTAAAACCTTGTCGTCTAGTGGATGTGGTTGTTGTGTTTCACTCATTTCTTTTTAGCTTTCTTAGTTTCTATTTCGGTATCAGGCATATACTTTTCTAACGGCACAAACTGCCGATTTTTAATCATAACTTCAAAACCATCCCACAATCTGGAATGATGTAGTTTGGCCACATGCAATATGCCGCTGATGTAATTGTGCACTTCGTCTTCTGACATAGGCTCTGGCGCATCAAGATACAAACGCAAAAATTCGTTTAGATATTCTTCAATCTGAGAACATTTTAAAATGTCTTGCTCTAAATCAAAACGATCGTACTCAGAGAATAACTTCATTCTTTTTGCCTTTCTTTTTCTTTGGCGGTTCGTCGTCGCCTCGAACGGCGTCAAACAAAACCTCAAAGTCTGATTTCAATCTGGAATTAAGATTGTCCATTTGTTTCTCAACATTCCAAAGCGCCATTTCCATCTCTTCTGGACTCAGTTGATGTATGCCGCAATTGACTGCTTTTAACAAGTTATACACGCTTTCAAATTCAATCAAAGCGTTCTCAAACTGCATCAGTTCAGTCCAGTATTTCATATGGCAAATAGCACTCCAACAGTGGTTAGGGCAATACCAATAATTGCAATATAGATAATCAGTTTTATTTTGCGCTCTGGCACGCAGTTGCCAAAGTTGTCAACAACAATAAATGATAGCAGGCTGATAATCATACATACTATACCAATAGACAAAATCATTTTATTCTCCTTGCGATTTCTCGTTCAATGTACCACACGGCTTTACGTAAATCCTCTACGGCGTCATGTTTTAGATCTGCACGCCAAATATATTTAACTGCGTTGCCTAAGCAAAAGCCCATGTGCTCGGTAACCTGAATGCACTCAATACCGCTAGGATGGGCGGTATAGTGTTTAGGATGGTTGACTGGATCGTGCATGACGCATCTCTCTTAATTCTTTTTCCATGATCTTGGTTTCGGCCGCTGTATCGCAGACCCAAATCCCAATAATATTATCGAACTGACTGGTGTCAAGATCCTCAACGCCAGAGATGGTGTCCATCGTATAGTTGCCGTTGACTCGGTGCTCAACAATAAAGTTCATATCTTTAATTCCTTCTTAATAAACTCGATGCCTTTAGCAAAATGATAGCGCCAATACTTCTCGCTGACAAGTATGTCATTGTGGGTCAAACCCTCTAAAAACGACTCGAATATATAACGCTGTTTCTCGGGCATGCGTTCTTGGATCAAGCGCTTGACATCAATGATGTCCTCCGGACTCCAGGGGAAGTGCGCCTCCATCATGTCGGCCGATACGCCTTCGTTATCATCTTGTTCAATGGGGTCCAACTCCTCATCGGAAAGACGGGGAGTTGCGGCCTTAATAATGTGGTTGGTTTTTATTTTTCTCATGACTATACTAATACGCAATTTAGGTCATTTAGAAGGGCTTCTTGCAAATTTATTTTGCCTTCCAATACGCGAATCACCTGCTCGTCAATACTTTTGGGTACGGTCAGATGGTGTATAATAACCGGCTTTTCTTGCCCTTGGCGGTGGATCCGAGCGTTAGCTTGGATGTAGTTCTCTGAGCTCCACGGCAGATCGAACCACACGATTTGTGCCGTTTCTCCAACGTTGCACTGTAGATTAAGCCCAATGCCCCCTGACTGGGGGTGGGCCAAGAGCATACGAATCTTGCCATCTCGCCACGCTTGGATGTTGTCATCATCCAGCACCACAGCCTCTGGAAAGGCCTCTTGAATCCTCTGTAAAGAATGCTTGAAGTGGTAAAAGACGAGTGTTGGGGAGGAATACTCTTCCATGATCGACTCAAGGAATTCCACCTTAGCGTCGTGTAACCGGTGTGCTTCTCCGTCTTCTGCATACAGCGCGCCTGATGTGAACTGGAGGAGTTTCCCCGCCAGTGCTGCTGCCGTAGGAGCCGTGATGACTTCGCCGTCGATAGTAGCGACCATGTCTTTTCTAAGCGCACTGTATTTGTCATATAAATGTTCCGTTAACCCTACTTTATGATACGTTAATGTTACCTTAGGCAAGGTCAGGTAGTCTTCTGCCTTGAGCGAGAAGCAGATATCGCTGATCTTGTCCTTAATCAATTTGTCCGAGCCGGGCCGCAACTTCCAGCTATATACCACACGTGTATGGCGGTTCATTTGGTCCGGCGCCATGTATTTGTCGCGGAACTTGGTCAGACTGGTCTCCAAACGCTGCCCTAAGTCCAAAATACCCACCTGGGACCAGAGATCTCCGAGGCCCTGAGGGGTGGGCGTACCTGTGAGGATTAAACGCCTCTGAAAGCCCTTTAAATGCTTTTTAAGAGCTTTGAACCTTTTTGTGCTAGAATCCTTGAACCGGCTGGACTCGTCAATTACTAAGTTAGTGAACACTAACTTAGGTTGGGCGTCACAAAGCCAAGCCACGTTTTCCAAATTAATCAGATAAATGTCGGCGGGAGAAGTCAAGGCGGATAATCTCTGGTTCGGCGTCCCCATGATCTTCGATACGCGTAAGTGGGACAGATGCTGCCACTTCGACACTTCCGCATCCCACACTGTCTCCGCCACGCGTTTGGGCGCGATGATCAGCGTCTTTCCTTGCATCTGCTCCGCAATGATGGTGAGCGTCGTCGCCGTCTTCCCCAGTCCCGGGGGTAGGAACAGGCCCAGATTGGGTATGGTTTTTGCTTTTGATATCAGCTCCTTTTGATATGGGTGTAATTGATCCCTAGTCAACATGTTTGTTACGCTTATCTTGGTTCTGTTTCTTCGTTAATAGTTGTAAATTCCAGGGCACATGAAGGCCTGATACATTCTTCCCGTTGAGGGGAATAATATGATCGACCTCCCATAGTTCGTTTGTAAATTGTTTTATCAATTTGGCTCGGCGATACCATACTTTAATTTCTTTAACAAAGACATCTTTAATCCATTTTGGTTTTCGTTTAATTCGTTTGGCTCGAACAATTGCTGCGGTGGCATTCATTTTGTCACGATTTTGTTTTTGCCAATCACGAATTCGTTTATTTTCTTTTTCAAAACGATAGGTGTTTCTCCAAAACTCTATGAAGTATCCTGTCTTTTTATATTTCTTTTTACTATAGCCCCAAAATCTAAGGCCATCATCGCGCCATTCGCCTTTAACAAATGGTTTGCCTGTGTCAGGATTTAATCGCCGCATTAATAAAGTCCTCTACGTCTTCTTTGGAATGTAATATATGCACTGGAAAGCCGGCCTCGCCTAACTGATCAAAAACCAGTCCTTGTCTCGGACTCAGCTTCCCCGTCTCCGTCTTTAGTTCCACTAAAAACACCTGATTGCGTATGAATACTATCCGATCCGGGACCCCGGTCACGGTGCTGATCCACTTGTAGCTTAGCCCCCCTGATTTTTTTACCAAGTTTACTAAATGCTTCTCGATCTCTTTCTCTAGCACGCTCACGCTTGTCTTCCTCCGTAGCATAAATGCCAAATACTTGTTTAAAAATATGCTCGCCTAGATAAGAGCGTGACTCATCGCCTACTTTAGTTTCCTCTTCACCGATGTACTCGAACACGTGCGTGACAGTGTGCGATACCTCGTGATAGATTACACCCAACCGTTCTAACGCGTCGCATTTCGCCATCTCTTCGTAATTAAATACGATCGCAAGCATGGCGTTAGTTGTGCCCTCTTGCTCAATAAAATGCGACTCTGCCATACCGACATCGAGCGCGGTGTGCTTGGTTGTAATCTTGGAATCAATGACAGCCTGCTGGAATGCAGCGTCACTGAAACACACCTTGATGCGGATCCCAAAGTGGCCGGTGTCCGCAATGTAATACGGCTTTTTAGTGTCTTTTGTTTTTACGGGCGATCGATTCCAATATCGCTTGCTGCTCTTCTTCCGGCAATTCTTCAATGGGCGTGGCGTTTTCAAAGATCTCTCCTGTGGCTACTAATTGTTGTATCCCATTAATTAGGGCGTCGTATTCTTCTTGGCTAAGTTCCATGTCGTCGGCCCAGCCCGGTTCAAACTCAATGTCAATCTGCTTTTTCTTGGTCATAAATTTTCCTTTTATTTACCTGCGTTAAACCAGACTACATACGGTGCAGCTACCCACATACTACCTAACACAAAATGCCATACAACTAAGTAATTGTTTTTTCCACCAAATAGTTTATCTAACACAGCGGCAAGACCCCATAGTCCAAGAAACAAATACAGGAAATATGTCAACGCCACCAGACCATCCATTAGTTCATTTGTATTTAAAATCATTTGATTCCATGCCTCCGTTCAATCGCGCGGGCGAATGCAATTGCATCACCCTCGGTTGTCATTCGAATCCCCGTAATCTCTTCATCTGTAAGGGGTTTTGACTTGTAGATTCCGGTTAAAACTGGCTTAGACTCCGTAATAACTGCGTCCTCGTAGCCGGGTTGGTACGGTGCCTCTGCTACATAATTTGGTTTATTCATTTCTCACTCGCTTTCTTTAGTATTGCTCTAGCAAATTCCCTAGTATTTATTTGACCAGACTCATTTACAGAACACATAGAAGCAATTTCATTTATTTCCTCATTACTTAACTCTTTTATTTGTGGTGTGGTGTAGAGTGGGATATTTATTTCTGAAAATTTGTTTTCTTCAAACTGAAGTGATTTTCCGTTATCCACATCTATAATCATCCACGCTACTGGTTCATTATTCATTTTTCACTCGCTTTCTTTAGTATTGCTCTAGCAAACTGAATAGGTAATATTCTTGAACCAACGTAGTATCGAACCGCTATCTTTTCTATCTCCTCATCACTTAACTCTTTCGGTGCGGTGTAGTAAGGATTTTGTTCGCCACAATTTTTGCAAAATGTAAGCATCCCATAGGTTATTGGCTCGGCACCAATCAATCGCTCTATTTCTTTTGCTTGCTGAATAAGCAAAGGACTAACCTTTTGCACCCACTCCAATGCTTCAATGGTCGTGCTTATTTCTTTTGCTTGTTCTGCTAATTCGTATGCGTTCATTTCTCACTCGCTTTCTTTAGTATTGCTCTAGCAAATGCAACAGGGTCGTATGCCCAGTCGCATTTATACATAACTTCTTCTATTTCCTCATCACTTAACTCTTTTATTTGTGGTGCTTTTAGCAACTCTTCTTCCAGCTCATCAACATTTTTTGATAACTCCGCTATGCGGTTTGCTTGTTGGCGAAGCATAACTGCTGATTTAAACAAAACTATTAAATGCAGTTTTGCATCCAATTCTTGCAATTTATCTGCTAATTCGTATGCGTTCATTTGTTAGCTTTTCTTTGCAAACTCTTCGGCCTTTTCTAAACTGCATATCTCGTACTCGTGTTTTTCTTCCCACCATCCTCGTACATAAAAACTGTCGCCTAATCGTTTGATCTCTGCCTCGGGATAGCCGTTCTCGATGAGCCACTGCACGGTGTTGTCGACATCTTCTGGTATTTCTTTTGGGAAACCGTACTTCCAACCGTTCGGCGGGTCGATCATTTTACGGCTCATATATTGCCTTTTATACGGCTTTTTGCGTGTTTATGGATCATATATTATCTGTTATGCGTTGTTGCGTTGGATCGTCATGTAGATCGCCACGGCCCACAGCAATGTCGCGCCCTCGATGTCACCGTACACCGCGGATATCGCGCCAGTGATCATGCAAGCTAATTCAATAAGCATAAATGCGTATTTCATAGTTCAACTCTCCTTGCTTTCAATTAAGTTGTCCAACGTGTTGTCTTTCCTAAACCAATACGATTCAATCGCGTTTTTTGCTGATTCAAAAGTAACATACACACCAAGTGTAACGCTTTCTGTTGGCGTTGGGTAAACGGTGCACGAGTGCATGCCTTTGCGTGCGTGGCCTAAGAGCGCCGTCTCGCCGATGATGCGGCCATGTTGATCTGCATACAGATAGTGCAGTTGGGTGTCACCATAATGCCAATTACGATTCATATTCTAAATCTCCTGACTGGGCTTTTAATCCCGTATTTCAATCGCATCTTCAAAGCGGTAAGTCTCCCAAAGGTTTTGTTTCGCCATCCTTGCGCGGCACGTCGGTGCATTTGCATTCTGGTGCGCTTGAACGGGTTGGCTTTACCTTTTGGGTTAACAAAAATGACACGCCTTTTTCCCACTCCTCCAAAAATTGCCGTGAAGTCGTTTCTAAGAGTCGTTTTCTTAAATCCATAGTTTTTCATTGGTCTTGTTTGAGCATGGCTTCTGCGTACTCGCGCGCCATTTTAGCTGCATTGTCTGGTGACTCGCCACGTAATACCAAGCCAACTAAGGCCATGCCAGCAAAAAACATTAGTTTGTCTTTCTCGTCCATTTAAAATATCTCTTTTTCAAAGTTAGATATGCCATCGGCGTACGCCTGTGCCTTTGGTTTAAGTTTGACGCCAAGGTACACGTACACAGTCTCATCGCCTTCTCTGCGCCGGTAACTCTGCACCCGCAACTCTTGGGTGGCGGCTAAGAAACGGCGTTTAAACGACATCTCTGTGCCTGGGTGGTAATTCTTCTTGATCGCCCAGTGTTTGTAGCACGCAAACAAATCGTCTTTACCGACCTCGTACCCGTCGCCGAACTCTACAACTTCAGTCATAAATGCGGCTAGCGGGTTTGACAACTCGGTCATGAGTTCGAGCGTACCCTCTGCTGACTTTGGCTGAATGAATCGCTGCCCAGTCCGCTTGGTGCGCCTGATGTGCCCCTCGATCGCCCAGTTAAAAATGCCGGCCAACTCTTGAGTCAGTCGATCTGCCAAAGAAAAGTCCTCTTTATTAAAGAAGCTGTTTGTCATAGTAAGCACCAACATACGGCCGGTCAGTGCGTTGGAGTTCTCGGCCAACTGAAGCATCTCGTTAGAATACACAATGATGCGGGTTGGCAGATAGCCTGACCACGACTCTTTGTTTTTACGGTTCACTGTCACGGTATCCGCACCTACGATACGCAATAGCTGCGACACTACGCCGGCTGAGTTCTTCGGCGTCACACGCGCGTCGGTGAAACTCGCTAGCTGTTTGCCTAACCATGGCTGCAGCCCGAACGTATCACACAACTCCTCCATCTGCGGCGATACCACGTTGGCCTGACCCAGCAGTTCGGTGAGCACGCGGTTGATCGTGCCCTTCCCGCTACGTCGCGGACCTATGATGTTTAAAAACTTTTGTTGCATCGTGTCGCCACTGAGAATGTAACCAAAATACTCCTGTAATAGGCTGATTGCCTCCTCATCATCGCCCCACACATCATCGAGGAATTTAAGCCATTGTGGGCATTTTGCGCTGGGGTTGTACTCGAACGGCAAACTGTTGTATGTAAAGAAGCCCAGTGAGTGCGGGAATAAAACGAGCTGATCCATTTGGAATAGGCCGTTTTTCATACTGATCAACTTCCCTGCGGGTGGGTTGTTTATTTCAAACCCATCAAGCCATACTGGTGGTTTGGAGTTTGGATCATTAGCAAGGTGCACGATTGACTTTAGCGCATCGATGGCCGAGTTCACTGCGGCCGGATTGGCATTGAACGGCACAAGGTTGCCCTTACGGTCTTGCTTCTGGCATTTATCTAAAAACTTATACATCTGCGAGCGGATGGTGGCCTCTTCGATAAACGTGTAGTGCGTGCCTGTGTAGATAAAAAACTCTTGCGCATAGTGCACTAATTTGTACCCGCCCTCAACGGCGTAATTAGACTGCAAAAACTTACGTGCATGATCCAGTGGATTGGAGTGGTCGAGCACGATTTCGCCGTTTGCTAGTGCAGTCTGTAACTTTTTTTGGTTCACCTTAAAAATCAATGAGCGCAGTGTGATGCCTTGCCCTCGAAATGATTTCCATTTATTCGCGCAGGAATTCATCCCTGTGCTGGTGTACTTGTGTGACTGTGCGCTCCAACGATCCCATGCTTCGAGCGCCTCTACGTCACCCTCAAACTGATGGTGCAGTGCCATGCCGATATTCTTCCATTCATCATAGCCACACTCAGGATCGAGTTCGGATAGCAATTCCGCTTCAACGCGGGGCAAATCCCATCCCTCGACTGGTGGCGTGTAGTTCGCAAAATCATCGTCGCCTGTGCGGGTCAATGTGCGAGCCGGCACATGGGCGGACAGATCTTGTTTCTCAGTTGGCAGATCGCCTTGTAACTTATGCCCTGTGATGGTGAAGTAGCGGGACTTTGGGTAGATCTCCAGGCCTACGGAATGGTCAACGTGGGCGGACTGGAGGTTTGCCCTGGTGAATATCTTTACTCCTGTGCCGGACGGACTGACTTCACAATAGCCTTTAACATTGTCGATAATTTTTCTAGCAAAATCAGACAAATCACCGGTGGTAGGATCGCGACAGTCATCAATGTCGACACCAACAAGATCATCGTCACCTGTAAAAACAAAGCCAATTCCATCAAAATTCCCATTCTCGTACGCCTTTTGTGCTGTTAAAAAATCTGTCCATGTTGCTGGGTTGGTAGATGAAGCCGCCTTGCCTGTCGGCTGGACGGGTAACTTAGACCATTTTTGGTGCTCCGCATCACCGACCAAGGTATATTTCCACAATAGGAAACGAGGGATGGTCTTAAGGTCTAGCGGTATCTCATTAAAGTCTACGGGTAAAGCGGGTGGTTTTTGAAGCATATGTTTCCTTTTTTCTTATCCTAACTAATACGCATTTTCCTGTCAAAATATTTCACATTATGAAAATTGGCACACTTCGACCCAAAATTGGCAGCAAATTGGCAGTAAATTGGCACACTTCTTTTTGGCTCGCTTTAATAAAATCAATGACTTAAGTGGTCAGTGGCACAGTAGGCACACTTCTTTTCACTTTTTTTATTTTTTAAAAAAGAAAATAAATTTATAAGGTAGAGGGTAATACTGGAAAAAAGTGTGCCAAGTGTGCCAATCTTCTGTAAGTCATTGATTCTTGGTTCGCAAATGAGAGTCATTATCAACAAATTCCTAAGAAGTGTGCCACGCATAAATTAAATGGCCGCCGAAGTAAATGACAACAAATAACAATAGCCATTTCTCCAGTTTGCCGGATGGTTTCTGTTCCTCCAAAAATACTTGGCGGTCGTCTTCAGCGTAATCGTCACCCTGTTTATAACTCATCGTTTTTCTCCTGTAATTGTTCCACCATGCGATATGCCCATTTTCTGAACTTCTCGCGGTTTTCACTGGTTTGTGCGTCATTTGGATCCCAGTGCGCCACGACTAGGAATTCACCTTCCATATTGTGAAATTCTATCTCTATAAGATCGCCGTCTTTGCTGTAAATGTCGGTTGGTATCGCTTTCAATTACATCTCCTTGAAATATTGCTTTTTCTCGCGCCAGTTGTCCGCGTTGCCGTAATCGCCCCGAATCATGCTCATTTTCTCGGTCTTGCGAAACTCAGGCTCAATCGCCCACCATGCCATGCTGGCCTCTTTGTATTCTAACCACGCGTCATTCTGCTCAAATAGCGGATGGTTTAATCCGGTAATGTCTACCGTACACATCACATCCGATAGCGGTATCCACACCCCTTTATTCTTTTTGCCGTACATGCCGATCTTTACTCGGTCTCTGGCTCGAATGTACCGGTTATATGCTATTTGTTGTTCTTCGGTCAACTTAATCATCTTGCTCCTCTTCCAATTTATCTAAGTTTAATGCGTCCAACGATGTTGGCTCTTGGATTAAATAAAATTTGAGCTGGCTGATCCTTTTCGGGGTCTTGTTTAATATTGTTGCCAGTTCATGGATGGTAGGGGCCCGACCTAATGTTTGCGTTACTGCTCGCTCCGTATAGGTCATTTTACGGATTTCTTCTCGTACTTTGATGGGTATACGCACAAGGTTCTCGGTATTGTCTAACCCTCGCTCAACGCCTCGGATAATAAAACGCTTGGCGTAAGTGGCAAATTTTGCCCCATTGCTTGGAGTCCATTGGCGAGCGGCCTTAAGTAATGCCTCGTTACCCAGTCCAATTAAATCCTCTTGCGGCACTCGGCTGTGATTCCATGCGGTTAGTTTGCGCACCGTATAGACCACAAATCGGAGATTATGCTTGACTAACTCCTCAAGGGCAT